ATGGGAACCATAATTCGCCGTGAGCGCAAAGACGGAAGCGTGGGCTACACCGCCCAAGTCCGCGTCAAAAAGGGTGGCAAGGTAGTTCACGCTGAGACCCAGACCTTCGATCGTGAAGCAGCGGCCAAAACCTGGATCAAAAAGCGCGAGACAGAGCTTGCGGAACCCGGCGCCCTTGATAAACCTGAAGACCCAATCCTATCTGTCGTCATCCAGAAGTACCTGGAGGATAAGCTCAAGCCACACGGGAAGACCAAGGACCAGGTTTTGCGCACAATTGCCAACTCTTGGCTCGGTGAGACACATTGCTCCCAGATCGACAGTGCGATGGTTATCAAGTACCTAGAGGGCCTAACCAGTCAGCCTCAAACCCGAGGCAACTACCTTTCCCACCTTTCAGCCATTTTCACTGTGGCCCGGCCTGCTTGGGGCTACCCCCTCGACAAGCAAGCTTGTGAAGACGCACGCGTAGTGGCTGAAAAGCTTGGGCTAATTTCCAGGTCAAAGCAGCGCACACGCCGCCCAACTCTTGAGGAGTTGAACAAGCTCATGACCTACTACTCGGTCTATGAACGGAAGCGGGAGGATTCTATCCCGATGACCTACATCATACTGTTCAGCCTATTCTCCACGCGCCGTCAGGAAGAAACCTGCCGCATCTTGAGCGAGGATGTGGATGTAGAAAGCTCTGAGGTTATCGTTCGCGACATGAAAAACCCGGGTGAAAAGATAGGCAATGATGTCACCACCCTCCTCCCGCCTGAAGCGCTCAAGCTTATCCAGAACCGCAAAGTAGCCAAGGGTCGCATCTGGCCCTACAACGCTGAGTCTGTCAGCACCAGCTTTACTCGAGCATGCAAGCTCCTCGGAATTGAGGATCTGCATTTCCATGACCTTCGACATGAAGGAATCAGCCGGCTGTTTGAAATGGGCTGGAACATTCCGCATGTTGCGCAAGTCTCTGGGCATCGTTCTTGGCAGAGCCTGCAGCGCTACACCCAGTTCAAAAAGGTTGGAGATAGATACGAAAACTGGGAATGGAAGACTAAGCTCTTGGCTGGGTAGACTTTTAGCTTGGTCGCACATGGGGGTACGGCGCCCGCTTGACCTCCCTGTACTTGGCTGAAAGCCAGGGCGACATCTCCCCCAAGATTTCTTGCATCTCCCTGAGATTGGTGCCGCACATCCACGTCTGAGGCCAGCGTTGAAGCTCCCCCTCATCAAACTCTAAACCTCGAAGCAAGAGAGTTCCTGACTGGCGTTGACGCCATACCTCGACACGCTCCAGCCCATGAATGATGAGCCGCATTGGCTCATTGCGATCGACTAGCCAAGTTTGGAAGCTGCCATCTGTCATTGGGGTGCTGAGCAGCATTCCTGTGGACTTAGCTCGCCGAGCCAATATTTCGGCTGGTAGATAGACCCCATTGAAGCGCAGCCGAAGCACGTAGGCATCACATCCAACCCGCCGTTTGCCCTCCAGATCTAGCTCAGTGCCAGGTGTGGCCATGCCCAGGTATAGACCCGGCAAATTTTCACCCGCGAATTTCCTGACAGCTTCCATTGCTTGCTCCATTTACTGTATAAATATACAGTCTTTTGGAGGTGTCTATGGTTCAATCAAGATACTGGCGGTGGCACGTTAGGAGCGACCAGGGGTGGTTACAGACCACTGAACACGAGCGATGGGATGGGGTCAAGGAGGACTTTCCTGAGGCCATGCCTGTCTTGGGCACTATGATCTTGCATGGCACGCCTCTGTCGTCTGATGCGGCAGCCTTCTATGAAAGCTTGGAACCAGATGTCCCTTTCTGAACGCCGTGGTGTCGTCATTGGTCTTTGGCGAGCTTGGCGCCAAAACATGCGCGACCTCAGTGATGGCTGGTTCCCGTATTACGACACCGGCAAACAGGTGCACTTGTTCTATGAGTACCTGCAGGCCAGCCACCCTCACCTACTCGACATGCCAAGGCAGGCATACCCAACGATTCATCAGTGGATTGCTGAGGATATCGAAAGCTAGGCGGGCCCTGCCGCAAACACTTCGACCGGCGCAAGTCTCAGCAGCGCCTGCGCGTCTTTGATCGAACCTTCTAGCCACTGGTCCACGTCGGCCAGCTCAATCGGGATCACGCTTCGCTTGATCGCGCCGCCCGATTGCATACTCGCGGTCGGCCTGCGACTGCTCCCAGGACTGGCGCGCGGTATCCAAGGCAAACTGCGTTTGCTCCTTCTGGACCGGCGCCATGTCGGTGGTGTTCTGGATGATCTGCCGGATCATGTCATCCTGAACTCCGAGGTTTCTGACCCGGGCCTCGACCAGGCGCGGGTCAGGCGCCGGCGTGGAGGTGCCGCCCTCGAAGGTCATCCCGCCCGGGCGCGGGCGAAACGCATGCTCGGGGAGCATGTCCCATTCAGTTTTGTGCCAGCGCGACATGGTTTCGTCTCCAAAGGGTGCAGATCACCACATCCCCGTTGGGCGTGGCCTGCTTCAAAGTTGCTTCTTCCACCGCGCCAAGCCGGCGCGCCAGATTCCGAAGTCGGTGATTCGAGGCCTCCACATATCCGCGCACGGCCTGCACCTTGCAGACCTTGAAGGGATAGGCGAGAAAGGCGCGCAGGAAAGTGCGAGGGAGATGGCCGTCATCAATGGCCACATGGGCCCAGACGCTGACGCCGTTGTGTTGTTCAAACACTGCCCCGGCCACAAGCTCCCCATCACGGGACCAGCCAATACCAACCCCGCTCTCCAGGCGCAGAAGGCCTGGCATGAGGGATTTCAGATAGTCATAGACCTGATCGGCTTCAAACACCAACATGCAGGGAGGGTGTCAGGCTTGGCACGACTCGCCCAACAAAAAGCCAGCATATGAGGGCATAGTTGCTTCCAGCGCGTCGGGAGCGGCTGCCTCAGTCGAACTACAGAGGGGGTGCGTTCTGCTGCCTCCCCTAAGGGCTTTTTCACGTCCGCTTAGCTGATGATGTCCAGCTCCTGGACACCATTACCCTCCCAGCATCCCGCAGACGCGGGCTTTTTTACGACTTCTAGAAGGAAAGCTACACGCACAAGGGTTTACCCGTCACTAGTTACAGGCATTGACATGAGGAAACATTTCTATGACATTTTAGAGTTGATTGTCACTAACTCTGCCATGAGGCCAAGCAATGAACTTATTCAACCACTCAGACCTTAGGAGTCGCGTTTCCAAATGGATCGGCGTTGCCGGTGCCTCATTGTGTGCTCTCGGGAGCGCCCATGCGGCGAACATAGCCTTCTGGTCTGACGAGTATTCAACTTTCCCAGCCCCTTCGGTCGCTGCAGCCAACACGGTAACAAACGTCTCTGTGTCAGACATTGAAGGTGGAGCGCTTCAAAACTATGATGTGTTGGTCGTCGGCCATGCGTACTCAAACACCGCAGAGACCTGCGCCAAAATCTCAGAATTTTTGGCAGCTGGAAAAGGCTTGATCACCGAGTGGAATGTGGCAACACTCCTGTTCCAACCAGCTCCCGGTGCATACTATCCTGTGAGCAATCCGTGCAATTTATTTGCAGGAACAGCGACAGGGGGTCAGAGCGACTTTGGCTCAGACTTGCCAATTCAAATTGTTGATCCATCCAGCCCATTAATGATCGGTCTCCCGAATCCATTCTCAATGGCTGGCGGCAGTGAATTTGTATACCAGCTAACTGGCTTAGCGGCGGAGTGGTCTGTTGCAGCAACTTTTGATGGCGCTGGAACGACCTACCCTGCAGTTATATCTGCGGCCCCGGTGACTGGAGGCTGCATCGCACTATCTCCCTTCGACTATTTTGACGCCGCTGGTGCGGGCGGCACCGCACAATCCAACATGGAAACGTTGATGGGTAACATGGTGAACTGGGTCTCCCGTGGAGCGAGCGGGTGCGGTGCGGTCTCCCCTCCAGTGTTGGCAGATGACGCAGCCACTGTATCGCGCACCCAACCATCTACGATCGCCGTTCTTCCCAATGATGAGGCTGGCGTAACGCTTGACACTACATACGCACTCGCCTTGTCTGACCCTGCTGCCGGCGCTCTGACCTATTCAGGTAGCCAGATCGTATTCACCCCCACGAACAACTTCACGGCAGCAGTCACCTTCCAGTATCAGGCTTGCAACTCACGCGGCCTCTGCTCCTTGGCAACTGTCACGCTGACCCCACAAGCAATTGCACCAGTGGCACCAACACCAGTGCCAGCCCTGGGCGGTTTGGGCCTGCTGCTGCTCTCTGGGACTGTAGCCGGATCCATGGGCCTCATGCGCCGGCGCAAATCCATCTGATCACGAGCCCTCTTCGGAGGGCTTTTTTTCGCCTATGCATTCCCTATCGCAGCTGAATGCGGCACAGCCTATGATGTTCAACATGCAGGATGCACCTCAAACCGAAACACCCCTGGACGAGCTGTTGCCCCTTGGTGTGAAAGCCCTCCTTCAGAAGAATGGGGTTCACACAGTGGAGGACGTGCGCAAGGCCTACCCCCACACCCTCCTGAAATTTCGGGGCATAGGTATGTCCAAATTCAGACAGATTGAGACGGCTCTTTTTCCAGGCAAGAAGTTTGAGCCGGCCAGAGTGCTCTCACCGATACGTCACGTCAAAGGATCTTCTCTGAATGGCGTACTCTCTCCTGCAATCGTGCGAATTTTGGCGCGTGGTGGGATTACGACTGTTGATCAGCTCAAAGCTGCACAGCCGGCTGAATTGCTAAAGATCGAACGGCTGGGAGTTGGGATGCTGCGGGAGACCGAGAGCGTGTTCTTTCCAGGACAACGCTACGAAGTGCCACGCGGCAGGCGCCCTGCGCCGACGCTACCAGATAGCACTGGCAACCTGTTAACGGACATTTGAGTTTCTCCGACGACATCTATGATGGTTGCCATGCAGGATGAACCCTCGCCTCCACCTGAGTTACCCTTGGACAAGATACTTCCACGGAGCCTCAAGAACCTCCTTGAAAGTAACGGGATCTACACAGTAGAGGCAGCGTTCAGGGCCTACCCAGATCATTTGCTCAAGCTGCCAGGGATGGGTATAAGCAAGTTCAGGCAATTGGAGAGGATTCTGTTTCCTGGTGAGACCTTCACGCCACGTCGGGTGCCCCCTCCAATCCCATATGCGCAGAGATCGTCGCTTAACGGCGTGCTGTCGCCTGCCACTGTACAAACCCTCGCTCGGGGCGGTATCACGACCTTCACGCAACTGCGCGCAGCTAGCCGTAAGGATCTCCTCGCCATCAAAGCTTTGGGGGCGACAAAGCTTCGGGAGATTGAGAGAGCGCTGTCGCTGTGCAAGTCGTTCACCCCAGCACGGGTCTACATGCCGAGTCGCCACGTCGACGGCTCTGCTCTCAATGGCTACCTATCCGCAGCAGTTGTGAGAGCCTTGGCCCGCGGCGGGATCACGACTGTTGACCAACTGAGAGCTGCAGAGCCGGCAGAGCTACTAAAGATCGAAAGGCTAGGGGTGGGGATGCTTCGCGAGATCGAGAGCATGTTTTTTCCAGGTCAACACTATGAAGTACCGCGCGGCAGGCGGGCGCAGCCAACGTCGCCTGAATTATGAATAGGGTGTGGGTAGGGACGTTGAAGGTTTATGGAATCTACTAGGAAAATCCGACTCGCGCGGATTTCTAACGTCTTCTACATCCTGAAATGCTGCGACGCCGCCTCCAGGTGGCTTTTCGTCTACTTGGCAGTTGGCTCTGACCGGACATCGAAGCCGACCTCATCCGTTGGCACACCAATGTGTTTTTACTCGAGAGCTTGCATTGGCAACGCATGTGAGACTCAAGGCCGACCAGAAGTGGTCTAAGATGGATCCACTACTTTTATGCCGAAGTCGTGCGCACGCTCCTCCTCTGCTCATAACACTTGCACGCTTGCCTGGTGGACCAGGATCGGCCTTCTCTTTTCCAACGTTCGCCACTCGTGAGGGTGGCTCTTTTTTTGCCTGTCACAACGCCGGAGGCCCATATGACTAAACCAGACCCACACATCGAGAGCTTCCGCTTACAGGCTGAACGCATGGATCAGCTCGGCATCCCTTGTGACCCAGACGCTGCTATGGCGCTCTTGGCTGTGTTCATGAGTGAGATTGAGGGGACGATCTCGGAAGAAGAGATGTTCTCTCTGGCGGAGATCGGCGGTCATCTGTATCGTGAGGGGCTCAAGCGAAATAGTGAAGGCAGCTCTATGTAACCAACCGCCTCAGGGCAGTCTTTGCTTGTTGTTGCCACAAGCCCCGCTTGTGCGGGGCCCAGGCTGGGTAAGTAGGTCAGCTACCAGTGTGAGAGGTAGCTCTTAACAAAGCTACGCAGCTAGATCTTTAGAAGGCACAGTTCCCTGCTTCACATAGATCTCAAATGGACCGACGGTTAGGCGGTCTCCTTCATAAAGGACTCGCCGCTTAGTCCTCAATCCATCCATAAAAATGCCGTTGGAGCTCTGGTGATCCATAACCACCAAAACGCCGGAACGCAATAAAAACGCTCCGTGGTCTCTGCTCACCGTTGGATCATCAAGGCAGATCTCGCTGCCTGTATACCGACCAAAGGTGGTGTACCCCTCATGAAGCGTGTACGAACGAAGCATCATTGATGCCTCATGAGTCACAACAATTTCTGGGAACATTTCGATGTCAATGGCAAATAGCTAACAAAGAAACCAGATGATCTATGAGATCTCGAGGAGTTTCAATGCTAATGACCTATCCTTATCGATAGCTTAAAAGTAAGAATGAGCACTCTTGGTGGAGCGCATTATCACCGAACTCTAAGGACCCGCCCGGCACCTCGACGGCTCTCTTCGCATTAGGCACGCCCCGATTTGTGGAGTAACTTGGAACACCTTCCCACGACCCGTTGCTGATATGCTTCTGCAGTCTGTATCCCCTTGCCCAACCGCCTCGGGCGGTTTTTTAATGCCCGCTGCAGGCCTGGTCGCTGTCGTCACCGCTCAAGCGGCGCTCGATGTTTACCTGGTCGCACAGCGCGGATACTTCGGCGTCTCGCCCTGCTAAAAGAAACCCATGCCTCGCTATCAAGGCATGGGTTGAAGAGGACTTAAACCTTTAGCCTGTCAGCTTGGCTGCTTCACCACTTCCGCTACAGCCTGATTCAGCAGGCGCATGGTGCTTTCGATCTCCTTGTTGATGGCCTTGACCTGGTCTTTCTTGTCCGGCAAGTCGCTGGCCTGCACCTTGCGGCGCAGCTTTGTCAGGTCAGACACTCGCTTGTCCGCCAGCTTCTCTACGCCGGCGGCCTTTGCCAGGGGCACATCTTTCAGGACCGCATCCACGTTCTCACCGCGCTCGACCCGTGCCTTTGCTTCGGCCAACGCCACATTGATCCGCTTGGTGTTGTCGTAGTAGGTGCCACTCTGGCCGTTCATGCCGGTGGTGTTGCCGTAGACCCGGCCCGCCAAGAACCACTGGTGCGGTGCCAGCTCTTCCCCGGTGGCTGCGGCCGTGGCCGTGGCGCCCAGCTTGTTGGCTTCCCGCAGCACGCCGCCAAAAGCCTGCTCAACCAGGTACTGGATAGCCTCTGGCGTAGGGCTGATCGCGCCCTGCTCCCATTCGCTGCCGCCCGTGGCGGCATTGATACCTCTGGCCGCCCAGCGATATGGCAGAGCCGTAGCGTCCTTAACCCGGGAGTGGCCTGGCGTGGGGTGGTTGATGTCACGCACCTCCTTGAAGATGCTTTTGCCCATCCAGTCCTTGTTGGTGGCCAGCGCAATAGCAGGGTCCGCCCAGGTGGGGGTGAACATCTGCATCATGTTGTCCGACCCGCCAAATGGGTTGTAGGCGTTCAACGCGATGGCCGCCATGTCGCCCACATACTTTGCCCGGCTGACGGTGGGATCATTGTGGAAAGCAGCATCGACCATCTTGCGGCCCAGATTGGGCAGCACATGGAAGCCCAGCGGCATGGGGATCGTCACGTATTGGATGCGCGACAGCGGGATGATGATGTTGCGCTCCTTGACGAATTCTGGAATCTTCTTCCATTCATCGTCGGCACCATCCCCGCCTCCCATCATGAGCTGACCCATCAGCGCCATCATCACGCCCAGGCCTACCCCGCCAAGCGCAATCTTGCGGCCGGCCGGGCCCGTCATGGTCTGCAGCAGCCGGGCATTGCCCTGGATCGCCGCATTCAGAAACGCATAGTGGCTGCCCAGCACACTGGTGACGCGCCCCTTGCGGTTGAAGTTCACCGTGATGTTCTTGGCCAGGCTCGCGGCCTCCTGCCTGCTCAGGCCGTTATCCAGCGCTACCTTGTAGGTTGCCAGGCGGGTGGTCATCTCCAGCGACTCATTGAAGTCGGAGAGCACGCCCAGGGCAAAGCTCGCCCCCTTCGCTGCTGCGCCTTGAGTTCCCTTGCGAAGTTCCTTCTGCAGCGCCTCCAGCCGGTCATTCGGGTCGCTGTACAGCTCACGGAAGCCCGTGGTACCGCCGTCCAGCTGAAACTGCTCCATGAGCTGAGCCCATGGGCCGGTGCCTACACCCTCCTCCTTGCGCTCGCGCCGAAGCTCAGCCCAGATCTTGCCGGTGTTCTTAGCGATGTTGGCCAACACGTCCTTCTGCTTGCCGGCAAGCTTGGTGTCGGACAGCTGCAGGCTGGCCCCCTGGAGGTCGCGCACGATATTGAAGACGGAAAACACTGGGTTGTACTGCGTGTTCACAGCGGCGAGCCAACGCGTGATATGGCCCATCGTGCGACTCAGCCAGTCCAGCTCTGCCGCGTCCATGTTTTTCACCGCCAGAGCCAACCGCGCTGCTCGTTCGTTACGCTCATTGAAAACTAGGTACTTGTCCTTCCCGCCGATCCTTATGGCGATTGCCGTTCCGGTTTTGTTGGCTACAGCCGAGCGGTCCACCTCGGTGCGCACCAGACCAGTGTCAGGATCCAGAATTTTTTTCTTCGGGAGGTCGAGGCTCCAGAGGCTGGGATCTGGATTCTGCGCTGCTAGGAGGTAAAGGCGCTTTGCCACGTTGTTCTTCTCCCCCCGCGTCAGCGCAGCCTCGCGCTGCATCACGATGTGCGAGAGGATATTCGTCACTTTCTCATTCGAGCCGATGCGTTTCTTGGCCGCATCGCCCTTGGTGCTGAAGCCCTGGCCAACAGGATGGGCCTTGCTGTCCGGGTTCGCCTCATCCCGGTGCAGGGGCACATAGTGCTGGTATGCGTTGCGCCAGGTGTTGAGCGTCGCCTTGTCCATCAGGCCATAGTCATCCAGCGTGCGCAGCGTGCCCTCATTCATCTTGTCGATGCGCGCGCCCAGGACCTCGATGGCTTTCTTGGCGTCGCCGGTGTAGCTGGCCAGGATCTTGGCCGCCTCCTGATCGCTCATGCCTCACAGCGATAGGCGTTGGTCTTCCGTGCCGTTGAAGGCCTGTGCACCATCCCAATCAGCTTTTTCGATCAGCGCCTGACCCAGTGCCTTCTGGATAGAGACTGTGGCCAGGCCCTGCGCCTGCGCACGCTGCAGCTGGTTGCGCAGATCAGTCACCGTTTGGTCCGCTGTAGCGCGCTTGGCCACCAGCTCCTGCTGGCTCGGGTTGCGCTCTGCCATCGCTTTATTGGCTTCGGCAGCATGACGGGCATGCAGGTAGCGCTCAAACTCCTCGATGCCCACGCCGGCGTCGTTCATGGCCTTCATGAGCGGCCGCACCTCGTCGCGCAGGAAATTGGCCGCGCGCTTTGCGACACGCTTGTGGTACAGCTCCTCGCCACGGTAGGCGTCGTTGGTTTCTGACACCGTGCCGTTCAAGGCTTTGATCTGCTCCTGAATACGCTTGAGATCGATGAACTTGTCTTGCCAGTGGTAGACCCAGGTATCCACCTTCGACGGATCCAGCAGGCTGCGGGCCTTGGCCTGTAGTTGGGCCAGCTTGCCGTTCCCGCCCGGCGGTGCACCAACAGGCGCTGGTGCCCGGCTGAATGCCGGCGCCGCACCAGCCTTCACCTGGCCAGAGGCTTCGGCCTTGCCGCGCACCACGAAATCACGCGCCGGCAGGATGAAGGAATGGATGATGTCCGCATCGGTCAGCTGCATTTTGGCCAGGGCCGGCACGTTCTTGCGCAGCCACTGGCGAACCGCGGCAATCGCGCGCTTCACGTAGCCCAGCTCAGGATGCGTTTGCGCCATCTCGGCCAGCACTTCTTCGGCAGCCATGGAGCGCTGCGCATGGTCGGCCATATCCAGGCCATACTCTGCAGCCTTCTTTTTCACCTGCGCTGCACGCTGGCTGGCCAGCTGCTGCAGGATCGGATCGAGCTGGGCACCAAATACGTGCTTCAACCCGTGGTGGCCCAGGGTTTCATGGAACAACACGCGCACCACGTCCATGGGGGTGCGCAGCTGGCTCGCCACCAGGTAGACCTTGCCCTTGTAGTAGAAGCCCTCCGGCACCCCCTCTGCGCCATCGCTACGCATGGCAGCGTCGTAGTCGCGCACGGCCTTGGGCACCTTGGCGTCTTGCATGTCGCTGATCACGATCACTTCAGGCGCATTGGCCCAGCCTTTGACAAACCCGTCTACCACCCGTTGCACGCGCGATGTGTCCTGCGCACTGGCAGCAGATTCGCCACGGCTCAACGCGGGTTCATCCGGGTCTCGTTTGCGAGATTCTGAATTCCGCTCTTCGGTTACTATCCGGTCTGTTCCCGGCTGGCTTTGCAGGGCTGTACTGGGCAATTGGAGCCCAGAGGCTTTTACGGCAGTTGGGGACTTCTGCTTTCCAGATTCATCGTCTTGCTGGATAGGTTTGGCTGTCGGCTCAGTAGCGGCGAATGGATTCGCTTTGAGATAGCCAGAAAAATTCTTTTCCGTTAAAATCTTGCGTGTTCCCGGTTTATTTTGCCAAGCACTGCTGGACAATTGGAGTCCAGACTGCTGCAAGATAGCTGGGAATTCTTTTTGGTTGACGTAATGCGCAAGGCCTTCACGAAGCCAACGTCCCACAGGTGGGGGGCTATCGTCCTTGTCATAGGCGTTCTGCAGCAGGTGAACCTGCATGCCGCCCTTCTGCGGCTCCACCACCATCAATACAGGCGCCCCATTGACCAACTGGGGCGCAATCATCACCAAGCGGCCTTGAACAGTGGCGGAATCAAACACCGCTGCAGGGTTGTCCAGCCACTGCGGAATCTTCTTCCACACCTCTGCAGTCATATTGGGATGCTTTGCCGCATTCACCTTGCTCTCGGCCAGACTCACTGGCCCGTCACCCATACCAAGGAACGCGAGCATGTCCGAACGGTCCAGCACACGCACACCCGTCCGCGAATCCTTCTGTGCCTGGCCTGAAAACAAGGCGTCAATGCGCGCCTCATACGCCTGTTGAGTTGACGCGCTGCGGCTGAACATCGGCGCCTGACCTTGCGCCGCAAGGGTGTCGGCGGCACGATCGCTGCCCGTCAGCCCGAAGTTTGCACGCTCTGCATCAGCTTCAGCTCGGCTGCTCTCTTCAGCATCCGCCTTGGATTTAGCTGTTACAGCCTGCTCCTCCGCTTCTTGGCGTGCTTTGAGTTCTTCTGCCGAATAGCTTGATAGCTCAAGCTCAGGCGCTACGGTGCCACTGCCGTCTTGTCCAGGTCCTTCAGCGCTTTGCCGATCTTGCTGTCCGCCGGGATCTTGGGCATTTTGCCCTTCGCTGCGTCGGCCAGCTTCAGCAACGCTTGGCCCTGCTCCACTTGGTTCTTGTCCTGGTGCTGGCTGCCCTGCTTCATCAGCACGGCTGCCAGCAGGGTCGCTGCCAGTGGCGACTCGCTCGCCTTGCGGGGCTGGGGACTGGTCTTGTCGGGCTGGGGTTGGTTCATTTTGGGGTTGCGCGGGCGCCGCGCTCAAAGCGTTGAGAATTTCGGCAGGGCCGATCTGTTCACCAAACATATCACCGCCCACACTGGTTGCCAATGCGGCAGCCATGTATTCGCGCAGCGATTCTGTCAGACGTTCCCGGCCCGTTGCGCGGGTGAGATAGTGGCCGGTGTACAGCAGGCGCAGCATGCCAACAGTGAGAGGGTCCAGGACATCGCCCGTCACCATGTCCACCTGGTTGATCGCGTCATGGAGCGAGCCACGCTCGCGCCGGGCCTTCTGCACCACACGGATCGCCTGCAGCAGGTTGGCCGTCACGTCCACTTCAGGATTGATGGCCCCGGCCTCGACCGAGCTGCGCAGGTTGGCCCATTCGCCGGCCACGTCCTTGAGCGCTTCGCCGATGGCACGAATGTCGTTATCGGTGGAGCCAAACAGGGATTCGACCAGGTCACCATCGCCGTAGGCCTTGTGCACTAGGCCGGCCTGCAGCCGGGTCACGCCGGCGGGCGAGAGCGCGCCATTGGCATCCATCATGCCGGCTACATCCTGGCCAGCGGCCTGCAGCTTGCCGATGAAGGCACGGGCAAAGTCACGGTTGGCCGCGCTGTCGAGCGCGCCAGTGGCGAACGCATCGACCACCGAGTTATCCATCAGTGCGGCATCTGTGGCCGCCTGCTCGGAGGCGGAGAGCCCCAAAGCCTGGCTTTGGCTCTTGGCGCCCATGTTCGTTCGGTTGTCAGCCTCGCTGTACATACGCACAAGCATAGGGGCTTTCATCCCCTCGATGGCCGCCGGATCGATGCCGTGCATGTCGCTGTCGGCGATCAGCTCGCGCTTGTATCCTTCGGCCGTGCCCCGCTCATAGGCCGCGCGCAGGCCAGCCGTGCGGCCGTTGTTCAGTGCCTTGACGGTGCCGGGATGGGCAGAATCAAACATCGGGTTGACCGCGCCGTCCGCGAAATTGGAGGGCTGCACATCCGCCGCCTCCATTACCGCGTACTGGAATGGCACGCGCTGGCCGTCGCTCATCACCGCAGTGTCACCGCGCCCGGTTGCCACCGCCGCCTGCGGTTGATCGCCCACTGCAAACACCATGGGCGCACCAGACTCTGGCGAACGGGAGACGCCCAATCGCATGTAATCTGGGTTGGCGGCCATGCCCTGCATCTGGATAACAGAGGCCGGGCGACTGCGATCACGGTTCTGGATCTCTGCCTTGGGTTCGCCCGCTGCGCCAGTGCCTTCCGAATCTTGGCCAGCACGGCTGATCTTGAGGGCATCCCACGATGCCTTCAGCTCGTTCCATCGAGGAGTGCCCTTCTTGAGCCCGGACACCCGCTCGCCCTGCTCCAGCACAAACTGCGGCCAGGTTCGCGCCGTCGATTCCTTGGCGGCAGATTCGACGCCTGCAGCTGGTGCTGGTGCAGCCTCATTTTTCGCTGCAGCCCGCGCTGCGCCTTGCTCTGCCCCTGGTGCTGACACCTGGTCGACGGGTACACCAATGGCCTCGGCATCCATTTCTTGGGCGCGATCGACAGCAACTCGCTCGGCCAGTGCCTGGCGTTCTGCGTCCTGCGCAGGATTGAGGCCGGTGGTGCTGGCTTCAAGCTCCAGTTCAGCCAGGCGCGTCTCAGCCAGCTCGGCCGACATGGTTTCAGGTGCACCATCTGGATTTAGCGCTCGCGCAACATCCTCCGGCACGCCAGTGGGAGCTCGCTGCTTTTGGCCTGCAGGGCCGGCTTCCGCATCGGGAGCAGAATTCTGAGATGCTTCAGAAGGACTTCGATGCATGGCCGTTATACCGCCCGATGCAAGAGATGTCGGTCCAGAGGCAATCGCCGTCTCAACCGCGGTTCGTCCAATGTTGCGAGTCAGCGGTCGGCCATCAAAGCTGCCAGCTTGGAAATTTGTGGCGAGTTGAGGGGTAATTTCTTCAACCTGCTCGCCCAGCAGTTCGCCTCCGGCAGATGCCACCCCTGCACGCACGCCGCCCTTCGCAGCTCCACCAACGATTGCCTTCTCCAGGCCAATCTTGCCCGACAGAAAGCCTGCGGCACCTCCAACTGCAGCAGGCAACAGCGACTCACCCAGCGCTATCCGTTGCGCTTCCTCGGGGCTGTAACCCTGCTTAGTCAGCGTACTACGGATGTCTTCGAATGCATCGCCGCGCGCACCACCTGCGTTCAAGACGGCATTCGTGGCGCCTGCCGCTGTCGTGCCTGTTGCAGCTGCGGCAGCTGCGCTACCCCCAGCTGCAATTCTTGCAGCCTGAGCGGCCTTTGCCGCGCCTATGCTAGGCACCATGCTTGGCAAGTTAGTCGCAACAAACCGGGAAACCAATGCTGGGTCAGAGCCGTATGCACTCAGGGCAGCCTTGCCTTGGTCCCAAATTGAATCTGGATCCGCCTTTGCAATTGCGGCTTCAGCATCCGCAATCTTCTGCTTCATCACATCGCTTTGCGAATCACGCCAGGTTTGCGCATTGTCATTGAAGAAGGCAGCGACACCAGATTGCGGAGCAATCAGGTTAGGTACTGCTCCCCCAACCGTATTTACACCTTCGGCCAGCTGTCTAACCGTGTCGGTTGCAGCTTCGCTCCATGTCCGCTCGTTGCGCTGCTCCGGCTCGGGCTCCGGTTGGCTTATTTCCGCAGGACTTCTGTAACCTAGACCAATCCCAGCTTCATCCAGCTGTGCAAATGATGTGAATGCTACACGCGCAGGCTTTTGCTTTGCCATCTGATCCCCTTGAGTAGAAGTTCAGATTGGCAGGCTTGGTGCGAATCTGTGCGGCTACTGCTGCCTTTGAGCGCCGCCAAAGTACGCGCCAAGGGCGCCGCGCTGGATTTGTTCCTGCCATTGGCTCTGCGCAAGTCGTTCATTCGCCTTTGCTATATCGAGTCGCTGCAATGCTGCTTCATAGCCTGCGGGACTCTGTTGCCGCTGTCGCAGCCCGAATGCGCGCAACTCGCTTTGAGCGTTCTGCACTTCTACCTTGGCTGCATCCAACTGCTTACCTGCGGGAGAATCCACAACAGGATCTGGCGTTTGGGCCGTCGCAGCTGCACGCACTGCAGTTGCAGGCTGCTTTGCAACCGAAGAGCTTGGAGATGCGACCGCAGGGGTAGACTTTTGTACAGCAAATCGCGAATCAAGCCGGGCCATCTCGTCATCGGAAAAGCCACGTTCGCGCGCGGCATTCCGCAAAGCGTCTAAATCGCCTGGCGTTTTTGCCTTTCGAGCTTCAGCGATGAAGGCCCCTGTTCGCTGACGTGATGTGCTCTCGTTTCCATAGGCATCTCGCAGATTTGAGTAAACCTCCTGAACCTTTTTGGCATGTTCCTGAGGGGATAGCTTTTGGGCCATTGGCCCCTCTGTTTGCTTGCCAACAAGCTCAAGAGCAGCCCTATAAGTTTGCTTCTCATCGAAGCCAGCCATTGGATCAAATGCGCCAGAAGCGTTTCCCCGGGTAGCAGCTGCGGCGCGCTGTTGCTGTACAGCGAGCATGCCGTTCTTGTATGTCTGATCTGCTGCCGCTTCCTGCCTCTTCAAGTCAAGTGTCCCGCCTTTGTAAGCGGCGTCGTTATGATTCTTGGCAACGTCTAACGTCAGCTTGCTCTCAGTATCAAAGGCAGCACCAAGCTCCTTGTTCACGCCAGAAATCATCTGCAAGGCTCGGGTTGGATCCCTCTCCATCAAAGCTCCCGCAGCATACAACTGCGCCTGTTGATGCCGTGGCAACTCAAGGAAGACAGCTCGACCGTCAGGCTTCACGACTGAGATTGGGAGCATTCCATTTTTCCCAACATCTCCCAGGGTTATCTTGGCATGACTGTTGTTGAGATACATCGCTGCGGCGCCAATCTGATCATCACTGCCTGTATAGCTCTTGAGAGATTTGGCGACAAAATCATCATCCTCTGCAGCTTGGCGCTCCTTGCCAATTCGCTCAAGGGAACTGGAATCCCTTCGCGCAATCGCCAGTTTCTCAAGTTGCTGCAGCCGACCAGCACGGGATAGCTGCGGTGGTTGGACTGCAGCTGTCCCCGACTGCCCAGCAATTGCATTGGCCAGGCCAGGGATCGCGGCAGCGGCACCAGCCGAAGCAGAGGGGTCATTCCGTTGTTGAATGGCTGCCCCCAAAGCAGGAGGCTGCTGACTGCCTTGATTCTGCGGCTCCGCATCAGGATTGATGGCTGTCCACGCTGCGTCTTCACGCGCCCGATCAGCAGCAATCCGTGTGCGATCATCCCTTTTCCAATCAAATTCTTCCTTGCTGCGTGCGTCCAACTGCTCTTGTCGCTTGTTGTCCAGAGCCTGCTGGAAGGCACCCATGCCCATACGAAATCCGCTATCGAATGCTGCCATTGTCCTTCTCCTTTTCTCACTAGGGTGGCAGGCTTGGTGCGCAAATGGAAATGCCCGCAGAGGCGGGCATCCCGGTCTAAATCCTTACTGGGCTAAATGACGCGCCAATCGCTGAGAGCATGCGGCAGCGAGTTCCGCAACATCAGAATCTCGCACCGGAAAGTCACTAGTAGAAATCCATCCGGCCAATTTCTTTATCGAGGCAACAACTGCATCGTCTGGCACCGCTCGGACCGTGGGCTCTGAGCTGTCGCCTGAATGTTTGACGCTAAGCAGCCACCGGCCCGGCTCCCAGCGGTCGCTGCCCAACAGCTCATTGAACACATGGTCGTGGACTTTACTGGCAACCAGACTGGCTTTTGACTGCGCCATTTTTATGCGCGCTGGATCCACCGAAACCGCTTTGGCGCGCGGCTCGTCATCAACAACTTCCCATTCCACGGTGTGCCGATTGACAATTGAGATGGCCTCCGTAAGCTCATGGCGCGGGATCCCTCGATAGCCGACCTTGAAGTGGCTCTTGAGCTTTGACCAAGCCTGTAAGATGAACTTGCCCTGCGTCTTGCTGTCGCCCGCCAGTTTTTTTGCAGTGCTCTCGATCAATTGACGCAAGGTGTCCGCTTCTTCTTTCGTGAGAACATCACCCGGGTTCACTGAGTACAAAGGGCGGGGGTTGACCGCAACACCATCGTTCCAGTATTGCCAGAGCACTTCGTCGCATTCATCCTGATAGCGAATCACTGCTTGACGAGCTTGAGGGTCTTTCACCTTGCCTGCTTCGATGTTCGATAGCCAGCCAGGAAGCTTGCGCAATGGAATGCACAACATGTCTTGCAGGCCTCCAGCGGAAGGGATTCTCAACTCAAGAATCCCCCAGCGGACGCTGTTTGATTTGATCTTGGCATGTTGTCCATGCCATGTGAGCCCCATGCCGGTGATGATCGGCTTCATTGGGGTGTAAGGCTGGCCATCGTGCTCGATCACAAAAAGATCCGCGCCGTGAAACGGCACAGTGATTGCCAGCACGGCCGCGACTTCGGTAGAATCCGACATGTTGATTCCTTTCTTGATCGTTGGGGACTCATCACTCAAGGCCTTTACCGTTGGCGCGGTAGAGGCCTTATCTATTTCAGGACAACTTTTCATTGGTCGCCTCCTCTGCTTTGCGGCTTTGCTCCAACCGATACAGAATTTCCGCATTCAAAGTTCGGCGGTTGTCGATTGCTTGGTGCTTTAGCCACACCTTCATTTCTTCAGTCACTCGCACCATGACTGCAGGTGATCCACGTCCAACTTGCATATTTGCTCCTTGCAAAATTCTATGCACGATCTGTGCACACTGCAATTCTAAGCACGGTGCATAGATATATGCAAGCTTTTTTTATGGCACAGTGCATAGATGTCTAGAAATGACCCAACCATCTACATGCGCATCCCGCAAGAACTCAAGGACTTGCTAGACGAAGCATCTGAGAAAAACCGCAGATCGATGACTGCGGAGGTGGTCGCTCGCCTGCAGGCCAGCTTCGATCAAGGAAGTTCTGTCCACCACTCTCGTCGAACCCCAATGGAGCCTGAATTTCTGAAAGAGTTAGAGCGACTACTTGATGAAAAGCTAGGTGGCATGCCCGCCGTCATCGACACCGGCAAGGGGCTGGAGAAGACCTCGCTTGTCATAAAAAAGGCTGGCAAAAAAGATCAGTAAGCACTGCCTTACAAACAAGGAGATCAAATGGAACTGACCGAAGAGCGATGGGTTGCCCACGCGACTCAAAACGCATTCATGCTAGCCACGGTCGTCATTCTTCAGGCGTTTGGTCACGGCTCTCGTACAGCTCCAAGCGCTCCTGCACCGCGCGAATCCATTCTTCTAGAGATGATTGAACAAATCGAGCATTCTCAGCAGACTTTTGCGGCTCAAGCTCCCGAGCAATTTCGTCAGCGGTGCAGAGTGCCTTTCCAAGCACTCCTGGACATTCTGAGAATGTTGACAACGGCACACCCTGACGCGACGCTTGCGGATTTGACGGACGAAATGCGCAGCATGACTGTCCTGTTGCGTGGTTCACAGCAGCGACCGCGTGAATAAATTTTTTCAGTCTTTGGAATAAGGACATACCTGCCACTCCTTCTGCCCCAGCATGGCAGGCTTGGCACCAGATAGCCGACACGCTCTGCTACATTAGGTCGCAGAAAAGGAGGTTCCATGTTTCGACTATTTCCCGTTGCCGCATTCGCTTGTTTTCTTTCTGGGTGTGGTGCCACTGTGCTCGCTTCTAGCCCACGCAGCGTAACCGTGGAATCGGTCAACGTTCGGTCTGCGCAGCCACTCGCAGATACTGAGTGTAAGAAACATGGACGATATGCTCGATATCACGCGCAGACTTCGGGTATGACTTACGACTACGATTGCATTGACTGATCACTTGAACTTATTCAAAGCCCAAGCAGTTCCCACACCACCAGCTGCGCCTAGAAGAGTGCCAAATGGATCGCTTGCGTTGGCAATCTGGTCCTGCTGATTTTTGTAGTTTGCTTGGGCACCCCACATGTTGGTGGCGTTACTGCCGATCTGCCCAGCCATTCCACCTGCTTGACCATAGCCTGAGTTGAGCCCAGCAAGTCCGCTGTTGGCCAGACCCAAACCAGCCGCTCCAAAACCCTGCCCTGCGCCTGATAGGGCAGATGACATGGACGGGTAGCCTGCTAACGCGTTCGTGGCACGATCTGTGAGAGCTTGGCCTTCCGCGCGCGCAGCGGTCCGAGCGCCGTTTTTGGCAGAGGCTGAGGCAAGTGCCGTGTTCGCGGACAGCGCATTCGACATTGAGCCATATCTGCCATCCGATGGGTTCACGCCCATCCGTGCCATCTCAGCGTTTTGAGTCCTCTTGGCACTCTCATAAGCGGCGGAAACTTCTGCGCCTGCCTGGCCAGCCAACTCTTCGCGCTTGGCTTCGTTATTGAAGTTCTTCGCATCGCTGATCAGCGTGTCTTGCATGCCAGTCAACTGATCCCGGCGGCCCAGAGCGTACTCGCGGTCGGCCTGGGATTGGTCCCACGCTTGGCGGGATGCATCCAAGGCGAATTGCATCTGCTCTTTCTGCAGAGGTGCCATCTGCTCAGAGTTTCCAACAATGCGATCAAGCATTTCGTTCTGCTTGTCCATCGACTGGATCTGGGCATCGACCAAGCGCGGATCGGGCGCCGGAGCACTGCTCCCCTTTCCGCCCTCAAGGGTCATGCCGCCACCTGGTCGAGGTAGGAAAGCACACTCTGGATAGAAATCAAACTCAGTCTTGTGAAAGCGCGACATGCCTGCACTCCTGTTTCCACATTACAAAAATAATCACGTCTAGCCCGTCTGGAGCTGCTTGGCACAGCCTTGTCTCTTCGGTGAAGCCAAGGTGTTCGTTGAACCGACGAGCCAGGGCATTCCCCTCATTCACGTACCCGCTAACACGTTGTACATCGCACACCAAGAATGGATAGGCAAAGCAGGCACGCAGGTAATTGCGCGTCAGCCAACGAGCACCGGGTAAGGCAGCCACATGCATCCAGATGTTCCGACCGTTGAAGCCTTCGTATGCCACACCCGCCACCATCTCACCATTACGGCGCAAGCCTATGGTGCGAACGTCGGAGCCAGGTGCAAAGCCTGAGATAAGTGCTTGCATGAAGGGCAGCACGTTGTTTGGTTCATAGTCAAGGGAGTGGAGTGGCATCCCTCAAGCGTGGCAGGCTTGGCACGCATCAGCATGGGTATTGCTTTGCACCATCAATGCACCACAACAGTCAAAGCCCATGCCGGCTTCCAAGCGCACAAGGCCCGGCATGCGGGATTTCAGATAGTCGTAGACCTGATCGGCTTCAAACACAACATGAAGCGAGGATGGCAGGCTTGGCACGAAAGATCACCAAAAAGTCCGTGAGATCGAACTTCCCTTCTTTTGATAAAGCTCTTGTTTGCTAATAAAAAAACCCGCCGAAGCGGGTTGTCAAGAGATATATTTTTGATAATTTTAAATCACGCTGCCGTGATGTAACCAATCAAATCAGAAGCACACTGGCATTCATTCGCAACTTGGTTAAGTTTCTTCGCTACATTTTCCCCATAGAGTTGATAACTTGTAGCAGGAGTTTTTTTTAATCGCTTACGGCCATTAAACTTCTTGGAAGGCAAGCCTGCTTTTATCAACCTATCTTCCACATCACTAATATCAGAAAAATTAAACCCAACCGGAAGGTCTGAAAATATCGCATCGGATCTTGAGTAGGTCGCAAGAATCCAAGTCTCCAGTGACATGTCCGATATTGCGTAATAAAGTCTGGGATCATCAGCTTTTTGACCTATCCACTTCATAAGAGTTTTCTTGGAATAGGATTTCCTCGTCTCCGAAAGAGGATCAAAAGGATTATTCAAATCAATTTGATGCGCCACATCAGAATCCATCTGAACAATTATGCCATCCGCTCCACCTCCAAGCAAGATATTATGCCAGTTAGATCGCTGAACTCGCTCTTGTATTTTTGGGATCATTTTTTGTAATTCTGCGGGGGAGCGAACTCTTAATCCCTCGCAAGTCCTTTTAACCCCGCCCCACCCATGAGCCTCAAAGTGTCCTGTTGTTGCATCAGGCTTGGGAGACATTAATCTAATTTCAATCTTGCGCCCGATAACTTTAGAGATTTCATCGGCCATTCTTTTGATCACATAATAGTCAGTAGGGCCCTCTGATACAAGCAAAAAAACTTTTGACATCAATACCCCACTGGCAATCCACCAATTGCACCAGATAACCATATCTCGGAAAGAGGCAGGCCGCCATAAGTGTCATTCCATTGATCACGAGTCATGTTTTTAGGAGGTTCAACTCTACGACTCTTGGTGTGCCCAGAATCATCTCGCTCAATAACAAAAAGGCGATGCGCAGGATTGAAGAGATCAACACCATCCAGCGCAGTAGGATTATGAGTTGTCATAAAAACCTGCTTCTCAGGATTAGACTCAAGGATTTCTGATATCTCCATCATCAAGCTGCGAACCAAACCAGGGTTCAATGCATTGTCTACGTTATCCAGTGCAAAAATATCTGGCGAGTCTTTGTGAATCAATAGGACAAGAATAAACAACACATACAACGCTCCTTCGCTCACATCATATGCGTATAGAGAATTGAAATTAGACTTCATAAACTTATCACGATACCGAACTTTAGTACCCTGTAAATTTAGCTGACCTGATATCAACTCGCGATCGGTCTCATTGGTTACACCAAACCCCTGAACCCAATCAAACATCTTGAAAAATCTATAAAGATTATCCGAACTGCCTTTAATGCTCATCAACGCATCTGCCAAGCCACCCCCATAAAGACCCAGCGGCTCTTTACTGCTAGTATCAGCCTCAACACCTCTCAACAATGGTGTTGCGGGAGCATATATAGCAAATCTAGATAATTCTTCAAAACTGTTGACGACTTCCTTTGCAGTAGAACTACTAGTGGCACCCAAGTCAATGGAAGCTTTAAGAAGAGGAAAAACTCCAGTCTTATTGTCTAACTTTTTTTCAATTGCATGACCTAAAATTGTAGTGCCGTTATTAGATCTTCCAGCAATTCTATTTCGTTTACCTTGAAGAGACTCAGCCAAATATCTAAATCCTTCAACGGCATTTACATTCATCGAATATGTATAGTCAACCATGGAGGCCGATATTTTGAACGACGACTTCCGCTCAAAATTCTTAAAAGCACTTCGAAAAATCGCAGAGGAAGAAAGCCGCGCGCCTTTTCTCTGAAGGCTCTCATAGTCAATTTTCCCATCTATAGATGATGACAAGAATGCAAGAGCTTCAAGCAGATTGCTTTTCCCAGCACCGTTCACGCCAATAAAAACATTCAATTGCCCTAAATCCAGCGTATCCTTATAAACGGACTTAAATCCTTCAATTGAAAGTTTATTAATTATCGCCATGACGCGTTTATTCCATCTAAAACAAAAAACCAGGCACACTCAAATTTGCGAACTGAACCAAGCGAGCAATGAACTTCCATATTGAGCTATGGCATTTCCACTAACTTTTAAGCAAAACATCGAATGAACCACTTCAATTGTCTCACAGACTGTGGTTTAGAAGCCCCCTTTTCCAACCGATCTACACCTGTTGCGCATCATTCCCACAAGGTTCTCGACTACGACCTAGCACAGATGCGTACCTAGGGTAACGCAGGCCAATGGATGTTGAAGGGATCTTGCTGCTCAGTGATGTCACGTAGTGCCGTGCGGTATTGCAGCCATACGAGACGCTCTTCGGGCGAAGTTGAGGCATCCGGGAGCATCCGCCAGTCACAAGCGGTCAGCAGCTTGTCCCGCTGGTAGCGCACCTTTTCCCACTCGGATGCAATGTCAATAGCAGGACAATCCCAGCAGCACCGGTCAACATGCCATCGATGCGTCATCGATGGGGCATCAGTAGGCACAAAGCTCCTGGGCGTGCCCAGCCGCAGGCGTGCGCCATGCTGCGCCCGGTAAAACTTCAGCTCGGCATCATGGTTGTAATGGCCCGAAGCAACCATGTAGCCCTCATCATCGACCACGTAATAGGACTTCATCGTTTGGCTCCTGTCATGAATCCACTGAGGCTGCCAACGCTGCAGCCCGTTTCACCGGAGAACTGCAGGGTTACGGTGTGCAGCCCGGGGCCCATAGGTGAGGAATACCCATGGCAAACCGTTGTATAGGCCAGGTCAATGGCATGCTCTGACATCAGCACGCCGTCCACCCAAAGGCGCGTGCCAGCTGTGCGCCACCCTGCACCGTAGGACACATAGCCGGTCACCAGAATGGTCACAACACCGGCCAGATCAAGGTTGATGGCCATGGTGAGCACATCCCGCCAACTTCCCCATCCAACTCCCGCAATTGGGCCGCGCACCATCGCCGCTGTCGGAACCGTGACCGCATTGCCGCCGATCTCCAAGGTGCCAATGGCTGCAGACCCGATATAGGCTCGCGTGATGGCCGCTACATCCATGAAGTTGGCGATGTTTCCGGAACCCATCTTATTGAGCCGGTTCACAAAATCCCAGGTATTCATGGTGGTGCCGTCAGGCAGTTTTACCGTGCTGCCAATGACAGCACCGGGTGCGGTGGCCAGCGGCCCTAGACCGCCAACCTGCGTTGATTTCAGATTGCGGATCCAGGTCGCATCCAGGCCATTGGCATCCAAAATGATGTTGCCATTGGCATCCCGGACCGTGAGGCCATTGGTATTGACCTTGCGCGCGGCCACCGTGCCGTCTACCAGCAGATCGCCGTTGAACACAGCCGCAGGGATGGTCCATGATGAGCCTATCCAGTGGCGGGTTTGCGTGAAGCTTCCACCGGTGATGGTCACCGCATCACCGATCACCAGATGGTTGTTATTGGGTGCGCTGCCGCTGTTGCCCAGGCTGGCCCAAACGGCCTGACGTGCGGTGGTATCGCTCCAGGCGAAACCGCTGGCCGACAGCATCACCGACCCGCGCATGCCGTCGCTCAGCTTTCGGCCAGTGCCGTCTACCCGCAGATTGCCCTTCAGGTAGACGTTGTTCTGCAGGTAGATCCCATCCGCATCCACACCAAAAACCACATCTTGCGGCCGTGGCGTTGTCATCTGCCCGGCGCTGTAGCTGGGCGAGACAACGGCGAATTTGTCAGCCATGATGATGAATGCGCTGGAGGCCTTGCCGTTCACCTCCTCGGCCGCGATGCCGTAGCCCGCCAGCGCCCCGCCCGCCTGCACCTTCAGCGTGTACTGCGCGCGCAGGCCTTCCGTGTAATCGGCAATGACGGTCATCTCCTGCTCCAGGCTGGCACGGCCCGGGCTGCCGTCCTGGTAGTAGTTGCCCAGGGAGGCCTGCAGCTGAAAGATGTTGGTGGCCACCGCACGCTGGCCGTCCGACCAGGCCGCCTGCATCTGGCGCACGCCTGCGGCCGCCTGCCCCAAGCTGGCCGTCGTCTCGCGCACGAACATCGCAAGGCTTCGCTGGTTGTTCTGGATGATGGTTTCCACCTCCTGGATCGCCGCGCCGCGCTTGGCCGCCTCATCAGCGATATTGCGCAGCAGTACTTCCCGCATCTCCTCGGCCAGGTGGTCGAAGCGCGTCGGGTCATCCAGCGTTTTCATCAGGCTCTTGAACAGCTTGGAGTCGATGATGGACTGAGCAAAGCGCTCAATCGCCACCGTTGCCGATAGGCCGCCGCCCAGGTCTATCACCGCCTCGCCGGGCCCGGCCACCTTCTCTTCCTTGAGGATGGTGATGGCTTCCGAGCCCGTGAATTCCTTCAGCTCGCGCAGGGTGACAGCGCGCTCCATCTCGTTGCCGCGCTCACCGCTACGCACCTGCAGGTGCTCGGTCACGGCGCTTACCCAGTTGCTAAGGCCTTTGTCGGCCAGGCTCAGCCGTGGCAGCGCGGGCAGCTTGGCAGGCCCGGTATCTCGTTTCACGCGGTTATTCATATGGCCTTCAATTCATCGCTGGTTGAGCACAGCACTACCGTCGTTGCGCGGGCCGCGCCCTCGACCTCTACCTGGTGCTCCAGCCAGCGGCCGGGCGGCAGGCGCTGCGGCTGCAGATTGGTGAAAGTGGCCGTGTGCCGCAGCGCCCCATCCCCCCAAAGCCTCACGGTGATCGGGTTGGCGGGCGTCTGATCACCGTAGACCTTGGCCCAGGCCAGAATGGATTGCGCGCCCTGGGTGGCTACGCCCGTCTTCCAGCGGCCCACGCGCTGGGCCGTGCCCGTGTAGCACTCCATCAGATCGGTGCCGCTAGCTACGTACAACAGGTCATTGAACTTGTCGACCCATGCAGCAGTGCCAGACAGATCCACATGGCCCAGCTTCCAGCCGTCCTTCAAGCTGAAGGCCAGGCAGCCCCCGCCGCCGCCCCTGTAGAACAGGTAGTAAACCCCTTCATGCTCCACCGCGAACATGCTGGCGGGCTGCAGCGCCTGCCACTCGTCGCGGTTGATGAGGGTCCGCGTCACAACCTCCACCCCGCCCTGGCCGGCCAGGCACAGGCCGTCCGGCGAGGCATAGAGCACGCCGCCCTGCACCCCGACGATGGACCGGCGCGCGCTGCAGGACTGATTGCTGTCCAGCTTGATGGCCGTCATGCTGGCCGAGTGTGCACCGGTGATTAGGTACGGGTTGCCGGTGGTGCCCACAAACAGGGTTTGGTCGAAGACGCCAAAGCCCACTACCGGGTATTCGGTGGTGATCTGGTAATCCACGGGCCAGGCATAGGGCACGTAGGGCTCGCAGAATGCCACCGTGTTGTCGATGAACCCGGCCATGATTCCGTTGGGCATACCGACCAGGCCGCGCAGGAACGGGTTCACGCCAGATGTGGGCTTGTTCTCGCTCTCGTACTGCGCATCCATGCGGTAAGGCGGTGCCGTCCAGGTGAACTGCGGCTGCAAGCTGTCCAGCTCCTCGCTGGTCTTGTCATCCAGGAACTGACCCACACCCACATCCAGCTCTGCGACCAGTTGCCAGGCCGCAGCAGTGGTCGAAGTGTTGCTGCGGTAGATGCGCCACAGCTTCACATTGCGCGCCGCCAAGGCCTCACCCGTCATGGCACCCGGCCGGGTGATGGTCACAGTGTCGTTCGCGTCAACCTCCACCATGTCGGTGATCGGCGACGGCTCCGACTCCTCGCCCCAGTCGGTCACGAAAGCCACCACGTAAAACCGCGAATCCACCACCCGCTCCACCAGGCCATCGCCCACGATGCCGGAGACGCCTCCCTGGCCGGTGAGCAGGTCGCCCACCACCTCCGTGCCATCGATCAAGTCGGTGAACTGGTTGCCCAGCTGCGTGCCAATGCTGGCCACGATGGTGGCTGCCTTCTGCTGGATCTCGACCATGCGAGCGTTCAGGCTGTCGGCCTGAGATTTCGCATTGCTGTCGGCATTCACATATTCCTGCAGCGCTTCGTTGTAGCGGTCCATGGCTGCGCGGTACTCGATCCATACGGGGTTCTCCCTGGATAGATCGGAATCACCGCCGGAGCTGATCCACTGGGGCTCGGTCGGTGTAGTGGGCCGGACTGGGGCCGACGCTGGCACATCCCAGGACTTCGTCAGGGCCAGCGCGGCAAACTCCTTCACCAGCGAGTCCAGCTCATCCCGCAGCTTGGTCGCCGATGCCTTGGGCGCCACATATCCCTTGATCGCATCGACCAGCTTGCCAGCCTGTGCCGCCGTGAAAACGGCCTCACCGGAGCGATCCCCAGAGGTATCTGGGAACTGGTGCAGCACCAGGGCCTGCTCAAGCTCCTCCCAGCGGAACGGGTAGGCATAGGGCGCAGCTGATACCGGGATGGCCCAGCCGCCCGCATGGCTCAGGGCGCCCAGCTTTGTGGTGTTCATGCCTGTTTTGCTGGCCCGATCAGCCGTGACCACGGCATAGAGCATTGATGGATTGCTACCGGGAATGCCAGCTGGTAGCGTCAGGTCATAGTTTTGGCCGACACCCGCATAGGATTTGCCATCATCTCCCCAGCGCACCTTCAGCGCGTTACCTTCGTGCTGGATCACGGTGGCCAGGATGTCGGCGCGAATGGCATCCGCGAAATCGCCGTACATCCAGTTGTCCGCCTCCTCGGGCGTGAACTCGTCCACCACCTGCGCGGCGATCATCGGCTTGACGGGGCGGACCACCCCAAGAAGCCGGTCATTCCCGCGCGTGTCTATGGCGCGCGGCCGGGCGCTGCCATCGTTCGTCGTCTGGTAGGTGCGCTCTGTAGCCTCGTCATTGATCTGCCCCTTGACGAAAGACAGCTCCTGAGCGTAGGACCGAATGGCCGCGTTCGGGTCTTGGATGACTTCGCCGCTGGAATTGCGGTGGAAGCGGTGCAAGCTCAGTGCACCCTGCACGCAGGCAGAATGCCGGCGGTCCGTGCGCAGCGGCCGAAACTCATTGCTCGGCAGGAACAGGTTGAAATTAGCCCGGGCGTAGTTCGCGCCCAGGGCTCGGTCAGAGACGCTGGGCGCTTCCCCAGCAAAGGCGGACAGCTTGTATGTCGTCATGCCCCCATGCTTGCAGGCTTGGCACGCTTCTCATTCGTCGTGCCACGTCCTATCCCACCACCTATTGCTCTTCAGGCGCCGCGGCTGGTCTATCAGCAGACGGCTCAAGCACCGGCTTGGATTGCTCGAAATCTTCCTTGATAAAGAGTGACCCCAAACCCGCCACCAAGATCACGGCGGGCAGTTGCTGCCCCAGTGCCTCGCCCGTGTCTAAGTCAATCAGGTCAATGCTCGATGCAAGCATTTCCGGCGTCACCGCCGTGTAAATTGGGGGCATAGGCACGTAGCGATACACCCCGTCCTCACCCATGATTTGCTCTTCTCGCTGCCAGAGAATGGAAGGGTCCTTGCCATAGGTGTTATCGAGCATCGCCGTGCGCACTCGGATTCGTGCAGCTCCTGGGTTAATCGCAGGCTTATAGGGTTTCAATTCGTCTTGATTCATATCTGGCTCCATCGCTATTAGTTACGGCTTCATTCTGAATGTTTGCCAACCGCTCCACACGCCGGTACTAAACGAAGTAGTGCGTCTACTTGCGTAATCGTTATACACCGTCACTCTGAAATTACCAGGGCAACCTTGTCCATAGAACAAGGCAAACTCTTTAACAATTCTAGGCGTGCCTAAATCGATAGTTATAGTTCCACCGAGTCGGTTATCCCCTGCATACTGTCCCTGATACCAGGAGGTGCCAGTATTGTTGTCCACGATACTGGCAGTGCTGCCATACCATGTGCCGTAGGATGCCCAAACCGGGGTCCCCGGCGTTGTTATATCAGCCCCGCCGAATGCTTCATGCAGCTCAAGTTCATATAACTGAGGCGTTACATGATTACCTGGCAACAGGCTATCAAACATCAACTCCCAGTACCGATAAGGCTTATAACCTTTACCGTACAAGTGGCCCAGGGTAATAGCCCCAGAAGTAGGCACGCCAGAATCACAGCCATAATATGCATGAAGGCTATAACCAAGTCCAAATTCAGCATGTGCCTGAGCCATAGAAATGGGCCCAGAGGACGGCATAACCATTAGTGATTACTCCTTTTTCAGCGCTTGCAACTCCATTACCACTTCTTTAAGCCCTTGAATGAGAAGTGGAACCAGTTTGGAGTAATCAACTGTCCGCCATTGGTAACCGTCATTTGCTTCATCGGGTATCGAACGGCCCACCGCCTCGGGCAACACTGCCTCCACTTGGTCGGCGAGCACGCCAACATCAGCCTGACCTGGCTTGCCGATCAGTTCGGTCTTGCTGTTCCAAACAAAGCGCACACCGTCAAGCTTTGCGATCAACTCCAGAGCATTGGTGATAGGCACCACGTTGTCTTTGAGGTCCGGATCGGAATAGGCCTGGATGTTTCCGGCAGCGACCAAGTTTCCAGCAGGGTCGGAATACAACGACCAAGCCGCACGCGAGTAGCTTCCTAGGCCGAAATAGCCATCGTTGCGCACCCCCATGCGTATGGCATAGGCGTCGTGCCAGAAGGTCATTCCCGCAAGGTTCCCGTCGCCTCCTGTCGAAGACGAACGCGCGACGAAGCTGCCATTGCCATCGCCGCCATCAGCTGCTGCGCCCGACATGATCAAACTGCGCTTCTGGCCGACCAGTTGACCTTGCAACGCCCCACCCGTGGCAGTCATCTTTGCATCGAGCGCTGCCTGCAGTCCGGAGACTGTTGCGATGTCCTGCACACCCGTATGCGTGGAGCGGCTGCGTAAGGCTGCATCGCTAGCGTTTGCGGTAGCGCCTGCAGCCACTGCCGCCAACTTGGCCTTCTCCGCCGTGGTGTAGTCTTCGGTGCTCAGGTCCTTGCCAACGGTTTTATCAATCTTCGCATCGAGAGCAGTCTGTAGATCGGCAATGGATGACATCGGCTGTGTGCCGGTGTGGGTGCTACGATCCCTGAGCTGCGCGTCTGTAGCGTTCTTGGTTGCCTGCTCGGCTATAGCCGCAAGCTTCGCGACCTCCGCATCAGAATAGTCATTGCTACTTAGGACTTTGCCGGCCACCTTATCGACCTTGGCGTCAAGCGCAGTTTGCAAGCCGGTGACCGTGGAAATTGCTTGACCGCCTGTATGCGTGCTGCGATCGCGCAGCTGCGAATCGGCAGCATTCTTGGTGGCCTGCTCAGCAATACCGGCCAGCTTAGCCACATCGGCGTTGGCAAAGTCGTTAGTGGACAGCCCCTTGCCCGCCACCTTGTCCACCTTACCGGCCAAGTCGGCGGCCGTAGCCATCGCCTGCGCGAAGCCAGGATTGGGGTAGCTTCCTGCAAGCACGCCGCCAGCGGCGCCCGTTGGTGGCCGTGGGTTCGACAACCGAGTGTCGGCATTCTGCACAAACTCCCGCATGCCCCCAGCGGTGATACGCATTTCCAGCATGTCACCTGGTAGATAGGCTTGTCGCATGGTGCCTTCTTGACCGCGCAGGACCGTCAGGCGACATTCACCCACCACCGAGTTGTCCACTAAAGTGACACGCATCACCTCAATGTTGGATTCAAGCGAGCCCTCGCGTTTGTATGCCGTCAGGACATACCAGTCACCGGGCGCAGGCGAGACGATCTGACCAGCAGCGCCATCCGATACGCGCAGCACACCATAGTCCAGCTCGGTTGCAGGTGCTGAAGAAGCCGGTGCAGCCTTGACGGCCGCAATGAAGACCGTCTGAAAATTGTTGAGATATAGCTGTGGCATGTCTTAAAGCTCCTTGATCCGGACAAAGAGCTCAACCTCCTTCTTGCGCCCGTCATTGGTTGACGGGCAGATGCTGACCTGGTACTTGACGCCAGTAGTCCCGCCCTCGTAGATCCACACCTTCACCCGCTGTCCCTGAATCGCATAGCTGGGTGGCATGGGCATCGGTGGCTTGACGCTGATCGCGCAGTCCACGATCTCGTCGCCTGGTGGAAACCACTCGCCGAATTCAATGTCGTAGTCCTGAACGTCCGCCGGCTGTTGGGTGACGGTTCCTAAAATGGTCATGCTGTTACTCCGTCACATAGAAAACAAGCTGGCTTGCCTGCACGATGAAAACGCGGGAGTCCGGCGCCGGCTCATCGAATGGCAGACGCTTGTGGATCTCGGGGTTGATGTCGATGTGGGCGGTGCCCTGGCTGTGCACCAGCGCTCTGCGCAGCACGCGAGCCGTGGGGACACCTTTCGCCCTGGCCTGCACCAGCGCGTGCAAGCGGGCCTCAATGCGGTTGGCGCTGACAACGAAGGCTTGTGCCCTACCCTGCACGGGTGAGCGAAGCCATCGGCGCACATAGACAGTCCCGCTTGCGCTGGCCCGAACTTCGCCTTTGCTTTTCACAGGGCCTCGTATTACACGGCGAGTGACAGGGGCGAATTTGGCGATGCCCAGAGCTTGAACTGAGCTGCGGGCAAGCACATGTGCTTTGATGGTGCTCTTGGCCTTGGCCACCACTTTGGCGCGTCCACGCACTGCTGGAAGCGTTACCTCAATCACCACACGACCAGTCGCGGCGATCAACGATCGCACATCTACCCGGCCAATAACCCCGTCGACAACCGCCCGCGCTTGGGCGGAGACCGCTAAATGCCCTTCAACCCTACCCAGATTGCCAGCTACAGCCGCCTGCGCCTGAGCGGTGAGCTTGCAATACGCAAGCACCCGGTCTGTAGTCCGGATTCGGGCCACACCTCGGGCGTCAACGCGCACGCGCACCACCGGGTCTGCTTTGCGCCCGTTGATCATTACGCCGTTGATGAGCCCCCGATTCACGCCCTACCCCTCAAAGTTAGAGCAGCTGCAAGACAAAGTCGCCGGTCAGAGCTTGGCTGTCCACCACGAACACATCGTTGATTTGCAAAATGCGCTGTGCTGCCAGCGGCTCGGAGTACATGAGCGTGGCGGTGGCGTCACCAGCCGAGTCACCTTCGACAATGCCGATGTGGGTCACGGTGACAGGCGCACCAGTCACGGGCGGGAACTCCGCCCGCGTGGCGTTGTAAGAGGCGCCATTGCCAGGTGCCGCGAATGCGCCGGTGGGCACACGCTGATACCAGGCTGCAGCCACCTCAGTGCCAGCGGTAAAGGCATCCGTGGGGTCCGCAGTGAACAAGGCGTAGTACGGAGTGCGGATCGCAGGGAAGGCCTGACCGCGCAGCGTAGCGTTGATGATCGCGTTCGCCATAGAGGTCGAAAATCCAGACATGACAGTCCTTTAGGTTTTCGAGCACTCCAGCGCCCCAATTAGTGTTATGCGTCCAGCGTGTCAGGCTTGGCACGCTACATGGCCGGGGCCATCTCGTTTGCAGCCTTGCTCTGCACGCCCAGGATCTGGTTGAACAGCATGAGATGGCTGGCCGCCAGTTCCTTGTTGCCGCCGTATTCCGCATCCTTGCTCCAGGCCCGGAACAGCACGAAGTGGCGCAGCGCATCCATCCAGCGCTCCGGGATCGAGGCGTCTTGGCTCTCATCTGTCAGATCCGCGATTGCCAGCTGCACGACGGAACGCACGACAGTCCCAGCAACGGCAGGCGGGTAGAACAACACCTCGCGCGGGCTGCGGATGTCGTGCATGAAGTGAAGCACCTCACGCTGTGGGGCCTGCGCCCGCCAGCCTGGCACCGTGGCATCCAGCACCCACAGATCAGTTTTGGTGATCCGCTTTCGGGCGGTGTTGCCGTTGTTGGTGATGTCCATCAGGGTGTGGACGTTCGGCGCCAGTTCGTGCCGCCATCCCGAAATGGACAGATCCAGTTCCTGCACCAACTGGTCGGGCCGCTGCTCGGCGAAGGTGCGCTGCGCGGCGTTGAAGTAGTCCAGCAGCTCCGGACGGGTCCAGCGCACATGCGTTTCGTCCTGCACCTCGCGCGCAACATCGCTGATCAATTGGGTAACGGTCAAAGCCATCGCGTTCTCCCGCGTGAAACCCGGCCAGTGCTCGAGCGCCACACATCGGTTGAGCCCCGATCGATCGCACGCTGGAACAGCGCGACAGCGACGGCGGCCTGGTCGGGAAGGTAGTAAGTCGTGCCCGGGGTGTTCAGCAGCTCGGCCTTGGCCCCGTCCCTTATCGCTTCGTGATACAGCGTCCCCACGGTATCGGGCACAGATGTGGCCCGCGTGGTGGGCACCAGGGAAACGTAGGCCTGCACCGGGCTGGAGACGCCAGAAGCGCCCACGGTGAAATTGCGCAGGTCGGTCGACACCAGGTAGGCGCAACCGCGTTGGGAATGGCGCCATGGGTCAGACGGCAGATCCCGGCCATTGGCCACGCTGATGGGGCGGCCGTCACCCGTTGCGCGCTCGATGCGCAGCAGCTCGGAGCCCTGGGGCAGGTCGAAGGTGTATTCCTTGAAGGCTTCGCCCGTCACCTCGACGGGCTCAAGCCACTCTTGCCAGGCACGGGTCTGGCGCAGGAAAGAGCGCGCAGCCCGGTTGATGCACTGGTAGATCAGCGGCACTGGCGCCGCTGGTGCCACCAGCTGCAGCTCAGGCAACCAGTTATCCCATGACGCCATGACTGCCCCTTACTTGGGTGCACGGCGCACGCGGCCCGATGGCTTGGACTGCTCTTCCTGAGGCAAGCCGGTGCCGGTGGTGAAGTCATCATCGTCGCTATCGTCAATGTCAGCGGGTGCGCTGGCTGCTGCCTTGCCGGTACGGGCGGACAGACGTGCCTGGCGCTCTGCACGCTGCTTCTGGAACTTCTGCTCGATGTCGAATTCCTCTTCGTCCATGAAGCCCAGCACCTTCAGCTCGTCCACATGGCCTTCGTCTTCCACCTCGCAAGCCAGGGGCTCGCCCTTGAACTTGTAGGCGGCTCCGTCATTCAGCACCACATTCAGGGTGCCATCCTTGCGCGCGGGCAGCATAGTAAGCAGTTTCATATTCTTCTCCAGTGGTTCAAAAAGCCCCGGCAGATTTCAAGCTGCCGGGGTAGGAAGGCCCACAGGGCCGCGCACATCAGGCGTTGGCGTACACCAGATCGATGCCGAAAATGCCAGCGGCAGTGCCGGCACCGGTGATCTTCAGCAGGATCTTGCGATCCACTTGGCTGGGGGTGACCTTGCCGAAGGCGGCCGGCACCAACTGCACATAGCCACCAGCCACACCGGTATCGTTGTCCACGATCCAGACAGCGCCGCCGTCAGCAGCATCAGCGCTGAAGTCGGAGCCGTCAGCATTGGACAGGCCGATAGAGGCCTTGAAACCAGCTCCCAGGGCTGCAGGGGCACGGACGTAGACCACAACAGGCAGAGTGCCTGCGGGCAGCGTGCCAATCTGGCCGATGACGCCAGCGGCATGGTCGGCCACCGCGATAGGCTGGCCGAACTGGGAGCGCACCAGCTCTGGACCGCCAGGGGTGATAGGGTTTTGGTGACCGGCGGCCACCGCGCTCAGTTGCTTGAAAGCAGGCATTTCTTTCTCCTTGCTTGGTTGAGGGGCGCCGGCTTAGCGGCGAGCGGCCGCAGTGTCCACCGCGAACAGACCCTGGTCGTGCGCGACACCATCCCAGTCGAAGGTGGACTTCTTCACCCCGAAGATGGACGAGGTGGTGATGATCACCTGGTTACCACGGTCGGCGGTTTCTTCGTGCCAGCCGTAGCGCATGCCAGTGCCAGGCGAGCCGAATGCGATCACACCAGCCTGAGCACCCATGAACAGTGCGCGCGCGGTTTCGACGTTGCCGCCAGCACCGTGGTTGTTGTGACGGATCACATTGCGGTGGCTGTGCAGGATGACATTGCGGTGCATGCCCAGCGCCTGCTTGAACAGAGGCGACTTGGAGCCCAGCGCACCAGCGGCTGCCTTTTGCAGGTCCATCCATTCGCCGGTGGCGGTGTTGTTGCGCAGGTCGTCTTCCTGCCAGGTGTGCATCACCATGACATAGACTTCTTCGCCGTCCACCATGCAAGGCTGCATTACGGGCACGTTGGTAGCACCACCGCCTTGCACATCAGCGCGCGTCTTGGCAGCACCGATCACCTTCAGGCTCATCTTGTCGGTAGCGTCGATGTTGGCCACGGCCGTAGCATCGCCGCCGAACAAGTGCGCGTACACCGAGGGTGCAGTCAGAGGGTTGCCGGCCCGGCCCTGGTAGCCCAGCGGCAGCAGGAAGTTTTCATTCACGCCACGCGAGCCAGACAGGTAGGTGAAGTTCAGCTCATCGTGGAAACGGCCCCACCAGCTGGCTTGCTGGGTCTTGGCGCGCTCACGCAGGTTGTGCAGCGTGCGCTTGCGGGTCATGCGGCCGCCTGTGTTCACACCGCCGCGCGCCTGGTCGATGTACAGCTGGTCGGTGTAGAAGCGCTGCGCCTCTTCCTTGCCTTCAAGCGTGTCATCGCCTTCGACCGGCGCCATGCGCAGTTCGGCCAGCAGGTCATAGGTGATCAGGTCGCCCTGTTCCGATTCGAGATCGGTTAGCACCTGGATAGGCACGCGGGCACCTTGGCCCACGGCAGAAAACTTCTTGCCGAAGTAGGAAGCCTGCGAGGCTTCGAGAGTCAATTCGCCGGAGAAGCGCTTGACGGCACGGGGGCTGTTCACGCCCACAATGGTTTTACCCATGGATTGCTCCTAGTGGTTGCGAGCACTCCAGCGCCCCGGTTTCAAATTCATCAGCCCCATGGTGTGGGGCCTGACAGAAGCTACGATGGCAGGCTTGGCACGGGCCTTGCAGCTGCTGTGTTCTTTTTGATGACGGTGTCAGAGTCCGCCGAGATGGCCATACGGGCGGTCTTGCCCTTCTTGTATTCCAGCTCGATGCGCACGCCGCCAATGGTCAGCACGTCACCCGTGCGCAGCTCCATGGAGATGCGCCGGGTTTGGGGGGTCTTGTCAGCCGAAGTCATTGCACCCTTCAGGCCGAACGCAGGTAACGCGCGTGCTTCTCGGGTGAGCGCGTCTTCAAGTCCGACAGCGCGCGCTCATATTCCAGGCCTTCCAGCTTGTCCAATTCGGCAAACTCATTGCTGATCGGATCGGCATCACCTGCTCCGCCTGGCACATCGGCCAGGGTGTTCACCACCTTGGAGGTGTCGGGCTTGCGGTTGACTGCGCCGGGCTTCGCCGCCGTGGTCGGAATGCTGTGCAGCACCACCATGCGCTTGTGCGCTTCTTCCAGCAGCCAGCGCGAGGCGCGGTTTTCGTTGCCTGGCTGGGCCGCGATGGCACGCAGGAACGTGTCGAATTCCGCCTGCTTGGCCGTGTCCTTGGTGTAGTCGATGATGCCCAGCTCGGGAGACTTGGCGGCATCGGCGACAAAAGTGTTGATGGCGTCCAGCCAAGCATCGGCTTGGGACTGTTGGCGCATCTCCTCGGCGATGCTCGCGCGGTTCTTCAGGTCGCGCAGGCTGTCGCGCTTGTCTTCCAGCTCATCGAGCTTCGCCTCATACTCATCGGCGTCGATGTCGCCATCGTTGAGGCTGCGGCGCAGGGCATGCATGGCCTTGCGGTTGTCGGCCAGCTGAGTATCCAGGTCGTCGGGGACCGTGACGGAATAGCCGCCCTTGGCTTTCGCAGCTGTCTGCTCCGCATCCTTGCCACCTGCAGCCGGAGCTTCATCGGCGTTGTCTGTGGGCTCGGGCTTCTTGTCGGACTGGGCGCCTTCAGGCTTTTTGTCAGCTTCAGGCTGCTTGTCGCTCTCGCGCTTGCCGCCCTTGCCAGCTTCGCCGCCCTCAGCCGGCTTGTCCTTGTCCGCCTTGTCGTCGTCGTTCTGATCGTCGTCGTTGTCGCCGTTGTCGCCGTTGTCGTCGCCGTCCAGTGGGCCCTGGCCCAGGGCCGCCAGCGCAGCGGCGTTGTCCGCGTCGGCGTCGTAGTCGTCGTCCTCCAGGGCTTCAAGCTCTTCAGCGGAAAGCAGACGGTTGCGGTCTTCGGTGGTCATGATGTGCGCTCCTATTAGTTTGCGGAAGGTGCCACGACAATGGCAGGCTTGGTACGAGGCCAGGCCTCCTGCATCAGTCGCGCATCAGCAGCGTGCCCTTCAGCTTGGCGCGCGATTCCTGCACCACCTTCTGCCAGTCTTCCACCTGCAGCTGCCATTGCTTCGAATACGGCTGTGCAGGTTGTGGCGTACTCTGCGAGGGCTGGTCGGGCAGCGTCGGTGATGCGCTGGGGGAGCTTGGCAAAGTCGCCCCGCAGCCCTGCAGCAGTGCCGCGCACATCAAGAATGAGAGTGCCCAGCTCTTGCTGCGCTTTCGCATTGGCGCTGTTGCCCGCTTGGAAGTTGGAGAGAGCATCTGTAAATCCTTTCTGAAAACCGGCCATGTCGCCCAGCACTTTCCGGGCCTCCTGCAGGTCCTGGCCAGACGCATCCAGCTTCAGCTGGGTAATCTGCCGCTCGTAGCGATTGGCCTGCACATAGGCTGCACCGATCGCACCAATGGCTAGCGCCACGCCGGTGGCGATGAGGTGGGTGTACAGGCCGCGGATCAAGATTCAGCCTCCAGACACAGTGCGCGCTCAGCCTGGCGGCGGTTCTGCAGGCCCTGCACATACTTGCCATCAGCAGTTGACCAGTTGGGTGCACCGGATGGTGTGCGGGCGATCAGGTTGCAACCCTGCTCTACCCGTCCGGCGTTGATACTCTGCACGGCCTGGGAGCCGCACGCGGCTGTCTTGCCGACGTTGATGGCGAACATCGTCAGGCCAATAAGGCGCTTAGCCGTCAGGTAGTCCCAGTTGGCACAGCCCAGCACGGCAAACCCATACTCCAACAGGGTGGTCTTGTTCACCTCCCGGCATTGGTCATCGGTAAGCTTGTCGCCCACCGTGGCCTGCCAGTCCGAGCGGCCGGCGCAGAAGGTAGGCAGGCCCCGGGCCAGGCTGTCGGCATACACCCGCAGGATGTTCCCCTCCCAGCGCTCCAACGTGTTGTAGGCCAGTGGACTGGTTAGCGCAGCCAGCAGTGCTGCGGGGATCACCCCTTTGCGCGCTACCGATGCCGGGATGCTTGGTGCCTTTGGCATTGGTACTGTCATATTTCATCCCATCCTGTGCCGAATTTGTGAGCCATCCGGATCTCCATCTCGCGCTCTTCGCGCTTGGTCTTACGCCACGACCAGTACTGAGTGCTAAGCCAGCCCAGCACGCCGATGATCAAACCGCCAATCACGCCCCACTCTGAGATGGTCAGCCCGCTGACAACGGCCCCGAACGCACCGCCATATGCGGCCGCTTTGCCCGAGGCAATCGCCCCTGTTTCCAATGCATTGCTCATTTGGGTGTTACCTCGAATTGACTCAGTTGTTTGCTCATTCCGTCCATGCGCTGGCGGCTGGCGGCCTGGATCTCGGCCACGCGCTCACGCGAATCCGCCTCGATGCGGGCTACTTGCAGCTTCACATCGCCGTCGCTCTTGATCTGAAGGGTCTTGTTGGCCAGGTCTGCCTGCGCCTTTGCCAGCTGCTTCTGCACTTGGCCCAGCTCCATGTCGGCATCGCGCTTCACCGTGGCGGCCACACCTTCCATCTGCTGGGCCAGCTCGGCATTGCCGCCGCCCGTGCGCAGCTGCTCGGCCTCGGCTTCCAGCTTTTGGGCGCGGGCATTGACCTCGCGCACCTTGGCCACCTGCTCCTCCAGCGCCGCGCGCGCCTGCTGCTGCTGCAGCTGCAGGGCTTCGGCCTGGGCATGCATCTGCTCCTGCATTTGCTGCTGCTCTTCGGGTGTCAGAGGCTTGTTCGGGTCGCGCTCGCCCGTCAGCTTGCGCAGCTCGTCCGCGATCGCCTCATTGTTGGGTAGGTCGCTGTACTCCATGGCGATGGTCAGCAGGCGCATGGCCGCATCTGGTGGCATGCGGCCGGCCATCTGGTTCAGCGCATCAAACATCACCTGGCGCAAAGTGCCCGAGTAGTCCTGCTCAGACACCACAAAGTCGGCCAGGCTGGCGGTGATGTCGTTCAGGTAGCGCACAGAGCCATCCGGCTGCTGCTCGGGCTGGTTGACCTTGACCCACTCCAGGGCGCCACGGTGACCTGTCAGGCGGATCACCTTTTCTTCCGTGTACCACTGCTCCACCAGGGAGAGAAGCTTTTCGCCCTGCACCTGCACGGCAAAGCGCAGGTTGTCGAATGGCTGGGTGGTCACCACACTGCCCTGCATCTGCCGGGCCTTGATGGCCTCGCCGCTGCTGGCGTTGGTCTGGCGGCCCAGATTCTCATTGGAGATGCCGGCATTCTTCTGAATGGCCTGCGCATCCATGGTCATCATCTGCACCTGGCCGGCAGCCAGCTCGCTGTCGCGGTGCAGCTCCAGCTTCTTGTTGGGCTTCACGATGATCACGCCATCGGGCATATTCGCCTCCTCGCGCGCCTCGTTGATGTCGTCTACCGCCCCATCCTCTGCAATGATCTGGTTGGTGCTCAGGGTGAACAGCGCCTTGCTGGCACGCTTGTTCAGATCCATCTGCAGATCGCGCACGCGCCGCACCACGCCATAGGGCATGCGATCCCGGCCCCGCCGGTAGCACCAGATGGGCGTCAGGGTGAAGGCGTTGTGACGCATGGGCATGGGGCCCAGGGCCAGCAGGTGCTCTTCGGTCATGACCGCCACATGCATGCGCATCACCACACAGTCGGTGATGGAGCCGCCAAAGGCCATCACCATCGCATTCAGCGCGTTGTCCCACTCCTCAACGAACGAGCCTTTGAACGGGCCGCTGGATACCACGCGCGCCGATACCGGCATGCGGAACTGCGCCTCAATCAGGCGGACACGCTTGCGCGGCTCACCGCCCAGGTTGCCTCGGCCCGAAGACAGGAACTTGCCGGTGGTGTCACTGGTGTGCGAGCCTTTGACCTCGCCCTGGTAGTAAAACTCGTCCTCAGTCCACTGCGTGGAGCTGTACTGGTCATCGTGCATCGAGGCACGTTGCAGCATGTCGGCCCGCTCTGGGTACATCGCCATAGCCACGTCCTCGTCCGTCCAGCGGGAGCGGAAGATATATCGTGCATCGGACAGGTCTGGCTCCAGCGAGAACGAGTCGTGGATGACATTGCGCCAGTCCTCGTACTTGTCGTAGATCACATCCTTGGTGGGGTCGTTGCGCACGCCAGAGTCCACCCAGCCGATACCCACCTTTACTGCATCCTCAAAGGCCCGGGAGCGGTTGAACTGGCTGCGGTTCAGGTCCGTGACGTACTTCAGGACCTTTGTTTTCACATCGGCCATCTCAACATCGTCTTCCGTGCGAGGCAGTACCTTCCAGTCCACGCGTGCCCGGCGCTCGGTGCCAATGAGCCAGTCCACCATGGGGGCCACCTCATTGAACACCAGCGGTGCCTGGCCGCGCTCCTCCAGCTCGGCCGCGTCGGCGAAGTCCCACTGGTCGCCGTCATAGAAATCGTGGTCCACCGCCATCTGCATGCGGTTCTCGGCTTGAATCTCGCGCTCGCGATAGTACCAGCCCATCAGCTTCTTGTGCCACTTGCGGGCCTCCGGACGGTCCAGGATGTGGGCCGGCTGCTCGCTGCCTTCCTCAGTGGTGCCGTCGTCCACGTTGACGACGTTCTCGCCAGGTGCATAGGCGCGGTTGGGGCTGAATTCAAAGTCAGGCATATTCCGCCCCCTTGTCTTCCGGCAGCGTCAGCGCCTCGCGGGCCACCTCTTTACCGTCCTGCTTGACTATCAGCTCACCGAACTCGCGCCCGGCCTCTGGCTTGTTCCAGACAGGCTCAGACGGCATGCGGTAGAGATCGGGCAAGCCTTCGTTGAGGATGGTGGCCACTCGAACCCAGTTTGCCCGGCTGGGCTCGATGCCCAGGACATCGCAGGCGATCTTGCACTGGCTGGCCAGGTACTTGGGATCGTCGTATTTATAGGCCGCGCTCTCCATGAGCACGTACCACGGCGACTTCGAGCGGTAAGCAGGGATCAGGACCAGCGCCCGCTCGGCGTTGATCCAGGTGTAGACGGCGAGCAAGTCCCCGTGCTGGCGGTGAATGTGCGCTTTGCGCAGGTCGATACATGCAGGCATGCCCGCCACAGTGGCAGGCTTGGCACGCTATCGAACCATTGCACCGCCGCGCCGGCGCAGAGCTTTTGCGCTGGTGGTGACGCCGTTGTCCATCAGCGGCACCGCCTGTCCGGCATAGCGCCACACGTCAGCGCCATGGCTGGCGTCATCGTGCAGCGGCGCGCCTGGCTCACCGGTGCGCGGGTCGATCATCCGTTTGTAGCGCTTCATGCAGTCCAGGAACACATCGCACTCTTCCTCATCGATGTAGGCCTTGGGGAAGAGCGACCGCGCCAGGCGTATGCCTGCCTCGATGCCAGACACCGGCAGCACATGCGATGTGCGCCCCATCTCCTGCATGATGCCCTCCACGGTCGTGCCGCTCTTGTGGTCACCGGTGCGCGCGTCGTGCGGCAGGAAGTCGGTGCCCCAGATCACATCCCACTCGTTCTCCAGCTGGATCACATAGTCCTCGACGGTCCGGTGGCTGTCCTGGTAGTAGGCGATGCAGCGGAAGTCCATGTGCGTGCGCTGAATGAGCATGATGGCCATGTAGTCGGCCCAGCCCAAGTCCCAGACGGTGTGCACGGGCAGACGTGGGTCGTAGCTGACCCGGCACACGCGGCCCTGCTGGTAAAGCTTTTCGATCTCCTTGGCGTAGATCGCGCCGGCTGCAGTCCGCTTGGGCTTGCCGCCCCAGATATTTGCGTAATTGTCGGGGTCGAGCAGCTTGCACTGGCGGCGCTCCAGGTCCAGCACATGGGGAAACCACGGGTTATCCCGCCAGTTGATCTCGCACAGCCAAACATCAGCGCGCTTGGTCTTGATGAAGCGGCTGTATGTCTCGTCCGTCTCCATGTCCGGATTGAGGGTCATCCAGATCTCGCTGCCCTCCTTCCGGATCGTGGGTGTGAGCACGTCCCATGACTTCTTACTCACGCTGTGCGCTTCTTCCACCCAGACGATGTCCACGCCTTCAAAGGACTTGATCGAGTCCACGGTATGGCTCTGCAGGCCGCCAAACAGGAACAGAGAGCCGTTGGCCCCCCGGATCTCCGTGTCCAGCACCTCAAAGAACGATTCCAGGCCCAGCCGCACAATGGCATCCTTCAGCAGTCGGTGCACAGAGTCGCGCATAGACTTCTGAATTTCGCGGGCGCAAAGGATGCGCAGCGGCTTCTCTGCCGCCATCACCAGCAGTACCGAAGCCACCGACCAGGACTTACCACCACCCCGGCCGCCGTACATCACCTTGTAGCGGCACGGCAGCCAGATGTCGGCCATCTTCTCCGGCAGCTGCAGCCGGGCGTGTGGCGGCTCAATCATCATCATCTTCCACCGGTGCAGGCTTGACGAACTCGACAGCGATGCGTGCGCCGGCCCGAGCAGCCACGCCGACCAGCTCCTTTGAATCCATGCCGAACGCCGTGCGCTCTAGGTCCACCAGCTTGGCCAGGCTCTCGGCCAGCACCTTCATGGTCTTGGAGCGCTCGGGCAGGGAGATAACCGCCTGGTACAGCTCGTTGAGCTTGTCGCGGCCCTTGTCGTCTGGGCTCAGCATCAAGTCGCCCAGCTTATCCAGCAGTGCCAGAGTCTCCGGGTCGGTCTGGCCTTCCAGCTCATCGAGCAGTGCATTCGTCAACTTCCGCGCCCGGCCGATGTCCTTGCGGTGAGCCAGTTGCACTGATGCGCGCTCCTGCGCCACACCGTCCACCATCTCACGCTCTGAAACAGCGCTCGCACTGTTAACAGGCTTGTTAACCGATGCCCTGTTAACCAGATCATCCGCTTTGGCTTGAATCTTGGCAGACAAGTCGCGCACCCAGCCATTCCTCTTGGCGTGTTTGCTGATGGTCACGTGGCTCACCCCAGATCCATCTGCTATCTCGCGCAGGCTCTTAATCCCTGCGCGATAGTCCAGCTCGATGCGCTCCCAATCCGGTTTGGCGTCTGTTGCATGCGTATTCTTCATAAACTGAGGGTGGCATGCTTGGCACGCAAAGGACGTAAAAAAGCCCGGCAGGCGTGCTTCGGGCGGTTGGTTGGGCCAATCTGTCTATGAAGACTTTCTTTTCGCTAAATCGGCGATGGTGTCCATTCCCTTCATGATTATTTCTTGGGGATCCAGACCGTAAGAAGAGGTTACATCCGGTGCTATGCCGTTAAAAAACGCCCGTCTTGCCAGTTCTGCACGGGTCTTTTGGGCCTCATCACCTTGCATACCTTTTAGAAATGGCTCAAGCGCAGCAAAATCCAGGGATAGCCGCCGCAGCTCAATAGCCTGTCCCCTGTGCTTTGCAGACTCTTTTGCGGCGTATGCAGTAGGAACTATTAGCAATAGGGATAACACTGCTCGGTAGATCGTCGACTCAATTGCCAATGTCTGGACACTTGCGTCATGCAAGAGCCAAACCACATTGCCTACAGCGGCCGCCATCAAAGCCAAGCTTATTTTTCTATACCAATTAGCTGCTTTTTGCTCCTCGATTGCACTTTTAGCGTGGCCGCCCACCAAAGCAGCCAACCCTAACTGACTTATTTTCTCCTCTGCTTGAAGCTTGTATACATCAAACTCGCCAAGTCTACTTTTCAAAGATTCATGAGTACTACTAAAACTGTCCGTAATTTCTGAAACTTCTCGCGTTAGTGCGGTCCTCATTGCATCTGCCTGTTGGACGGTCAGTTCTTCAACTCGTATGATCGCCTTATTCGCTGTCTCGTTTATTGCATTGAAACGTGCCTCCATTGTCAACAGCGAACGTTCCATTTCTTCAAACTTCACTTGCAATTGCGCCACTCGTTCCTGTTCCCGTAATTGTCGGGATTGCAATGCAGTTCTCTCTATAGCTATAGCTGGTGAGCCTTCCGACTCTTCACCAGAATGAGATCTAGTGTAAGCATTCAAATCATTCGCCGCTTCTAAAAGCACTAATTCATAATCACGAGTTTTTTCAGTACTAAGGCCAAACTTGCGAATCTCGCGTATAACTCTCTCAACTAACAAATTAAAAAGTGACAGCGTACCAATCAGCGCCTCTTCGCTTGAGTTGTTATCCAAACCACTCATGTACGCAGAGATGATGTCTCTCACACTTTTAAAAGAGTCAGCTATGACCTTTGGTCGCCTACCTTCTAAATTTTCCGACAAAGCAGTCAGGTTTCTTTCAATCACGCTAACTTTTGAAGTCAGTACATCTTTATCAACCGGACCAATAGGATAATCTGCCATAAGATAACGAAGCAACTTGGGAAAGATCTCCTACATTATGCACATTCTGTAACACGTGTCTACAGTATAAGTTCATAACGTTTGATTGATCTTCGTCCCGGAAGATCGACTTCCTTAGAAATAACTAACCCTAGTTCTTGCAAGTACATAAGTGCCCAATCCACCTCACCCTTCGAGCGGCCCAGGGCCAAGACCAGCTCGGAATGGTAGAAGCTGCGCATGGGGCTGGCCTGCAGGAAGCGCAGAAGCACGTCGGTGCCGCTACCTGGCCGGATCACGCCCGGCGGCCGGGGGTTGTGCGCCCGGCTCCTTGGGGGCTCGGCCCTCGAACCCAGCTGCCTAGCCATCCAGCTGATACCGTCACCGTTCAAGCACATCTGCAACCTCCTCCAGCATTGGCAGATCCTTTGGCCATTTGCCCATCAGCACCAGGCGCCTGCGTGTGTCAGCGCCCCAGGCCTCGGCCACCAGCGCAGCGGCTGCCTTGGGGTAAAGCTCGTATTGGTCGAACTTCGGGTGGCACCCCTTCACGCCCGGCCGGTCGCAGCACAGCGCGAAGCAGGTGCGGTCGTCGGTTTTCAGGCCTGCGCCCTTGCCGTGGTTGGCGTGGGCGGCCTGGCTGTACCCCACGATGCCGCACACGCAGCATGGCAGGCTTGCCACGGCCCGGCGGTAATCCTCATTGCGCAGGTGCTCGCCCTTTTTGATCGGTGGCACCATGGCGCCGGCCGCGCTCGCATAGTTCGGGGCGCTGGCCAGAGGCTGGTACACGGTCTTGGGCGCGGGGGCCCAGGCAGTTTGCCGAAATCCTCCGCGCTTCATAGCTCGCCTTTCACCAGGCGCCGGGCATACCCCAGCTTCTGCATTACCACCAGCACGCTGCAACGGTAGTTGTGGGCCAGCGTGCTTACGCTTGCGCCGCGCTGCCGGTCCAGGAACATATTCATGGTCTTCATGGGTGTCCAGTGACAAAAGGTGCCCTTGGCCTGCCGGTGCAGGTACTGCTTGTAGACCTGCCTCACCCAAGGGACGCTCACCTGGTATTCGGCAGCAATCTGGGCCCAGGTCATGCGCCGCTCCACGCAGCCGGCCAGCTCGTACAGCTGCGCGTCTGTCCATTCCTTCATCCGGCTCATTCCCCAAAGCTCCTCAGGACGGTTTCGATCATCTCGATGCGCTGCGCAGGCCCCAGGTGCTTCCACAGGGTTGCGCCGGCGTGCTCACTGCGCAGGAAATTGACGGCGTCCGCGTGGAACTGCTCCATGTCCCCCTGCTCCAGGTTCGCGTAGCTGATGGAACGCGGTACCGGGATCACGCCGCCCTTGGGCCCCGGATACCAGTCGACAAAGCTTGCGCCCACCTTCAACCAGGTGCGGAAGCTCTCGAAGTCCTCGAAGCGCTCCTGCGTCTCGAATACCGCCTGCTCCATGGCCATGTGCTTGCGGTGATACCAGCCCAGCCGCGGCTGCACGGTCTTGATTTCCACCATTTCACCCGGCTCCAGGCGCATCAGGCGGTTCCACAGGCGGCGCCACTGGCTGCGGCCACGTTCGCCCAGGCCGTCCACGATGCCGAAGATGACCCGGCGCGCCACGGCGGCGTCCTGTTCGCTGATCTGCACAGCTTCCTGACGAACAATCGTGATTTCAGGCATTGGTTGCTCCTCGATATGGCCAGGCCACCATGGCGGCATCCCGGGCGTGCTCGTTTGTTTTACCGGGCCAACCGGTCTTGCGTTTGAATGCCTCGGCATCCAGCTTGCCGCCCTTGCCGGCCGGGCTGATACCGTGCGCGGGTATGCCCAACTCGGCGCAGACGGCATTGATGAGGCTGCACCAGGCATCGACCTGCCCCACGTTGCGCGCCATCTTGGCAGCGGCAGCGCGGCTGGGCGCCTTTGTCCAGGTGTGTGACTGCAGGCGGCTGTCTTCAAACACCACGCGCATGGGAGCCCTTTCCCGAATGAAGCGCTCGATGTGCAGCGGCTCTATCGTGTGGAGGCCCACCAGCTGGCCAGCCACAAAGGTGGCCACGCCCGTGTGGGCGCCTGGATCAATGCCCAGAATCACGCGAGAGGCTCCAGCTCCGCCGGCGGCGGCCGAAACTCCTTGGCCTTGAGCTCGGCCCGCACTGCCTGACGCATTCCCGCCCAGGCCCCGGCCGCTTGCGGGTCTTTCTCCAGCTGGGCGGCCTGCTCCCTGCTGTAGTGCCACCACCCCGGCGTCATGGCCAGCGTCACCAGCCAGTCGCGTGTTTTCTGGAATTCGGTCATTCTTCTGGTTCATCGCATGAGTCCTGCAAAGGGGCTGCTGAAGTCCACCCACATCCGGTTTTGGCGTATGCCTTTGATGACGCTCAGGTTGACCCCGTACTCCTTGGCCAGCTCTTTCCCCGTCTTGGTAGACAGGCGGATCTCGGTGGCCTTCTCCATGGTCAGCTTGGCCGACGGGCTGGCCCGCTTGGCGGCGGCCACCTTCATGCGGCGAGAGAGCGAGGAAAAAGCGCGGCGCTTGGCCGCTGCCTGGCCTACCTTTGCCGTGGTTGAGGTTTCGACGTGCAACGGGTTGCAGCACAGCTTGTCGTCGCAGGTGGTGATGACGGGCTGACGGAATGCCGGCGCATCGCCGTTCAGCTCCGCCACAACGCGGCGGACATACAGGCTACGGCCGCCACCTTTGATGATGGGATAGCCACCCGTGGTGGTGGCGTCGCGCCAGATCCAGCAGGTTCCGACCTCGTCGCAACGGTCGTAGATCTCTTTCAGGGTGATTTCTTTGCTCATGGCTGGGGTGTCTTGTCTCGGGAAAATTTCAGGTTGCCCAGGCTGTTGCGCTCCAGGTAGCCGTGACGCAGCAGCCAATCGATGTGGTACTGCGCGGCGTTGGGGGAGCGAAAGCCAAATTGCCGGGCAATCACTGACATGGGCGGGGGTTGGTCGTTGTCCTTAAAAAAGGACTGCATGAAGGTCAGCACCTCCAGCTGGCGGGGCGGAATCGTCTTCATGCCTTGCCTTCCTCTGCCAGGCGCTGCTGCACGCGCTGGTTCAGCTCGCGCTTGTAGCGGGCCTGCTTGATGCGCTCCAGGCGCTCTACCGCGCCGGTGCGGCTGCGGCGGTTGGCCAGGTCATTGCGCAAAGATTTGAGGCGGGCGCGCAGCTCCGGCGTCAGGCCTGCCCCCGGCGTCTCTTCCACACGGCCTGTCAGCAGGGCAACGGGGTTGAATACGGGCGGCGGCAGCGTGATGGTCATTTCCTGCGCAGCGCGCTCGGGCGTGATGTAGCCCAGCTGCAGGGCCTTCTCGATTGCCGGGTTGCGCCCTTCGGCATCCCAGCCGATGGAAACGGTGACGGTGGGCATGGCCTTGGCCTCACGCGCGCCGCGCACGACCCGCTCGTAGGCGGTGATGAACGCCATGCGCGCGCCCACCATGTCACCAGCCTCGGCCACCGGGCGGGCGAGGCTCCAGGCGGCGGCCATTTCGTTGGTCCACACGACGGTGGCCCGTTCGTCCAGAGCAGTTGATGCAATGGCCCATGCCTCGTTTGCTGCAGGTCGGCCGACAGCCTCATCGATGCGGTCCAGAATCGCCTTGGGCGTCAATCGCCCCGCGTGCTCGTTTCTCACCCGGCTCAATGCGCGGGCCAGGACCAGCTGAGGAAAGCTGCTCAGGTCTTCAGCCATCAGGGCAGCAGCGGTGGGGCTCAAAGCATGGCCCAGCACCTCGGCAGTGCCGATCAGCTGCTTCACAAGCCATTGCATCTCTTGCTCGTTCATGGTCATGCTCCCTTCTTTTCCCGGTTCGCGCGGATGATGGCCATTGCCTCATCTGCAGCGTCGAAGTTCGATTGCGATTGATCTGCCCGCTTTGCACGCGTTTCGGTCATGGCAGTGCCCGCTACCCATTGCGTGCGATAGCCCTCTGCTCCGGAGAGCAGCAGGCCGATGTCGTGCATGCGCTGGATAACGAAGCGTTCGCTCACGCGATCCACGTAAAACGCCGCGACCTCGGGCGATTCCGTGTGACCCAGGCGCTGCACGAACTGCTTGACCTTGCTGTTCACGGTCTGGTTACGCACCGGCTTGGCGCCGTAGCGGCGGCAGTAGGCATCGCTGTAGGCTTGCCAAGTCGCCTTGCAAGCTGCCTGCAGCTGTGTCTCCACTGCATCCACCGGGGTGGCAACCAGCTTCTCGACCGGCGGCGAAGCGGCCGGTAGTGATTCACTGATGGTTAAGTGATGGTTCAACTGATGATTTGGGGGCGGCATCTGCCCCCCTAGAGGGGCGGCATTTGCCGGAGCTGGGGCGGCATCTGCCCCAGGGGATGCGGCATTTGCCGGGGATGCGGCATCTGCCGGGGGGGCGGCATTTGCCGGGGATGCGGCATCTGCCGGTACAGCCTTTTTGCGACGGTTTGCGCGCTTGCTTCCCTCCGGAGCCTTGGCCGGGTCGTAACGCTTAGGGTTGATGGTGTAACTGGTGCTGGTGTTGGGCCGGTATTCGCGGAACACGGCTCCCGATGCCTGCAGCCAGGCCAGCGCATCACGCACTGCACGCTCAGACAGGCAGGTGCGCTTGGCAATGGTTCCAACTGCTGGCCAGCACACGCCGTCGTCGCTAGCTTGGTCGGCAAGCGAAATCAGCACCGCTTTCTGAGCCGGTGACATGCCCTGCAGCGGCCAGCAGGCCGCCATGATGATCGTGCTCATTGGTTGGCCTGCTCCAAGGGCGCAGCCACCCACACGATTGCATTGCGGCCGCCCAGTGTCTTGCGGCGCTGGCCGCTGTCCACCACCAGCTTCTCTTCCACCAGCTTCACGCGGCGCGGGCGCTGGGTGTTGGGGTCGAGCAGAAGCTTGCGGGCGCACTCTTCGTCCGTCATGCCATGCACGCCGGCCTTCTGGATGGCGTCCAGCACCTTGGCCTTGAAGGTGTGCGCGACATCAGCGATAGCCTCCGCCGCAGAGCGGGAGGTGTCGCTGTGTTTTTGGTAGGGGGTTTCGATCATCGCTGGCCGCTCCCCTCACCGGTCTAGCGCTTGTCAGACAAAGAGAAGACCCGGCCGTAGCGTTGCTGGATCAAACTGCGTACATGGTCAACACCACACACATCAACAGCCACGACGAATTCGAGGTACTCGGACTCGGACTGGAAACCATCGTCCATCCATTTGCGGCGCGCAAGCTCCTTGAGCTCGTCGGAAATCCGAGACTCCAGCTTCTCAGTTTTCTTGCCGCCAATGAGGGAGCGAGAGAAGGGGATCGGTGTGAAATCGTCTGTCATAGCGTGATCCTTGTAGACAGCGCGGGCGTAGCTCGGCCCGCGTATCGGTTTGAATTTGTTGATGAGAACGTGTCCGCAAGCAGCGCTGCCCGTAGAGCGCTCTCACGGCGTATGCGCCGCCAAAGTGGCGCAGCAGGGGGAAAAATGAGCCCCGGTTCTGAAGCTCTGTGTACTGTTCGCGGATGTCTCCGCTAGGCTTCAGCGGTTTCATCTTGGCTGGCAAGTTCTGGCCAGAAGCGAGGCCAGTCACTGGGCTTCAAATCCTTCCGCGTCACCACACCTGAAGTAGCAGCTTCAATGGCTACACAGCGTCCGATGGGTACGGGACGTTCTCCGGACACCCAACGCGACACGTCGGGGGTAGGTGCGCCGATCTGTCTTGCGAGGGCGGTAATTGCGCCCCGGCCCTGGGCGTTGATGTATTCGGATAGGGTCATTCACGAATTATTAGCCTAAGGCTAACCAAAGTCAATAGCCCCACGCTCATTGCCAATGTTAGCTTCACGCTAAATACTCATGCCATGCAACCGATAGACGTAACTCGCCGTGAAAAACTGGGCCTGCTCATCAAGGAAGCAGGGAGTCAAGCCGCTCTTTCCGACACGATCGGGAAAGCCCCGGCCCAAATCAGCCAATGGCTCAACGCGTCGTTAAACTCAAAAACTGGCAAGCCGCGAGTGATGAGCAATGCCGTCGCTCGAGAGATAGAGGCCAAGGCCGGTAAGCCTGAGGGCTGGATGGATGTTCCCGCCGAATCAGGTGATTTGTCCACGCCAGGCGGATCCAATGTGGAGTTCAAGTTACCCAAAGGCTCGCGCTTGATCCCTCAGATTTCATACGTGCAAGCAGGAGCATGGACGGAAATTGCAAACAGCTTTCAGCTGTCGGATGCATACGACTGGCTCATCTCCAGTGATGCCAATTCTGTGGAGACCTTCGCTCTCACTGTGCGGGGCAATTCGATGGAGCCGGATTTCAGGGACGGTGATTTGATAATCATTGATCCCTCCGTGCGTCCTCGGCCAGGCTCGTTCGTTGTCGCAAAGAATGGTCGCGAGGAAGCTACTTTCAAAAAGTATCGCCACCGATCTGTTGATGTGCTCGGGAACGATATCTTTGAGTTGGTGCCACTGAACGATGACTATCCAACCATGCGCTCAGACGAGCAAGCTATAGAGATCATCGGAACGATGGTTGAACATCGCCGGACCTATAGGTAGGCCCTTGACCAGAGCCTCTCCCAACTTCATCACCAACGCCCGATCGGGCGTTTTTTTTGGCTCGAAAAAGCTCGACTGTGAAAAATTTTGAGAAAGTTAGCCTAGAGCTATTGACGAAAATATTAGCCTCAGGCTAAGATGCATCCTACCGGAGCTAATGAGCTTCGTAGGGAGCCAGGATCACCAGCCCCCGAAGACCCCGGGGGGATCGCCCGGGTTTCCAAGAGACGGGCAAGAACCCGCAGGGGGGCGAAAGGATCACGCAGCTAAGGCTAGTAGGCTGGTGAGAAACCAGATAGGACCGTGGATACGGGGAAACAAACGAACGAGATGGCAGCTGCGGCACCGGTCCCTGGGTGTGTACGGGGTGAGGCAAACAGGGTTGCCAAGAAAAGCAAAGCCCAGCGTGAAAACGCAGTGCCCTTGTGAACAGGGGCAAATCAAAAGCCTCGAGAGTCGGTGCTTCTGATTTGATAAGAAAAAATCTTACGTCGGTGTCCAATCGATACTTCTAAACTCTGTAGTATTCAGTTACGATTAGCCAATCGCGTCAGTCCTCTTTAACCCTCCCGCCCGTTCCCATCGGGCGCTTGAGCCACCCTTACCGGTGGCTCTTTTTTTGTCCACGACGGCGCTGTTTCGAAACTTTCAGCGCCTTGCCCGCCTCGTGCGGGCCTTTTTATTTGGGGACTCAAAATGAACGGATTTTCTGACGCCCACCATGCCCGTCTGGCCTCTGCCCACCAAGCGGCCACAGATCGCCAAGACGCTCGGGCCAATTGGCTGGAGCAGACCTGGGCGACGAACTCGCCCTTCCTGCCCAGGTTCAATGGCGTGGTGCAGGAGGCGTTCGGCAACTTCGACCCCACCACGCTGGCCAAGCTGTGTTGCCAGCTGCAGGCTGGCAACGATGCCGCCGCCGGCGAGATCCTCCGTGACTATCTCCTGGAGGTTTGCGAAGACGGCGTTGAAGAGGTGCTGGACCAAGAAGCGGCGGAGGTTTGGTGATGGAGCATGTCAACGCCACCTACCTGCGGGCCCTTGCAGCTGGCCTGCAGCTGCGGGTAAAGCCGCCCGACGACGTTGAGTTTGTGCCGCTGTTCGATGCCTCCAGCACGGCAATGGCTGTGCTTTTGCGCCCCTCGACCGTCGTCAATCCCGGGGCCTGGCAATTCAAGATCGATGGGACCGACGATGCTGCGTGAGAGGCCTCTCGAACTCAAGACGCCAAGAACCCTGGACGAGGCCTGCGGGCACCGGCCCGAGTATTTCCACCCCTTTGAGCACTACACCAAGCCGCTGCACCAGCGGCTTTTCTTTTGGCTGGGCCTGGCCGCCGCGCTGGTCCTGATCGCATTTATCTGGAGCCGCTATGCGTAAAAACGCAATCCACACAGCTTGGATGCTGGCCGCCCTGCTGGCGGTGATCTTCTTTTCCGACCCCGGTACCGACCTGGCCGTCGAGCAGGCCACGGCCGCCGATGTGCAGGACGCCGTGCACGCCGCCCAGCAGGTGGCACTGAGCACCAAGAAAGGAACCGACCAATGAAGCTCCCCCTCTGGGCTCTGCTGTATCTCGCGGTGAACGGGCTGGCCATCGCCGCCGTGAACCTCATTGCGACCACCACCACCTCATTCCTGTAACGCCATGAACGAAGTCACCACCCGCCCCCCTGCCCCTGCACTGCCCGTGCAGGTCGACAACTCCGAAGCCGCCAAGCTGACCCGGGCCATCATCGCCGCGGCGAAAAATCCAGAAATCCAGATGGACAAGATGGAGCGCCTTCTGGACCTGCATGAGCGCATCACGGCCAAGGAGGCCGAGCAGCAATTCAACATGGCCATGGTGGGCGCGCAGTCGCAGATGGGCCGGATCGCTGCAGACGCTGTCAACCCGCAGACGCGCAGCCAGTACGCCAGCTATGCGCAGCTGGACCGGCACCTCCGCCCCCTCTACACCTCCTACGGCTTCTCCCTCAGCTTTGACGAGGGCGAAGGGGCTGCAGAAGGCTTTGTGCGCGTGGTTTGTTACGTGGCCCACATCAGCGGCCACACCCGCACCTACCACTGCGACATCCCAGCCGATGGCAAGGGCGCCAAGGGTGGCGATGTCATGACCCGCACCCACGCCGTGGGCTCGGGCAAGAGCTACGGCAAGCGCTACCTGCTCAAGGACATCTTCAACGTAGCCGTGGGCGAAGACGACGACGACGGCAACGCTGCCAGCCCGCCCGGCACCGCCCCGCCCAAGCCCGTCTCGGAATTCACACAGGGCTGGATCGACTACGCGCTCAGCGTCAAGGGTACGGCAGAGTTCCAGGCCGCCTGCAAGCAAGCGCGCGCCGAAATCAGCAAGGCCCGCGACATCCAGGGCCTCAAGGACTTCAACGCAGCAATGGGGGTTGCCAATGCATAACACTCTCTTCCGATGCCACAGCCTGGGCCGCATCATGACCGAGCCCAAGACCAAGGCCGAGGGCATCTTGTCGGTGGGCGCAAAGACCTATATCCGGAGCCTGGCTCAGCAGGAAATCTTCGGCATCGACTTCGAGTTTTCCAGCAAGGAAACCCAGAAGGGCATCGAGGTCGAGCAGGAATGCATCGAGCTGCTCAACCGCGTGCGCGGCCTGTCCCTGGTGAAGAACACCGAGCGCCGTACCAACACCTGGCTGAGCGGCGAGTGCGACCTGTTCGACGCGGCCAACCGGCGCGGCCACGACATCAAAGCATCCTGGTCGGCCAAGACATTCCCCGGCTGGCTCAAGGACTGCATGGACCCCATCTACGAGTGGCAGATGCGCGCGTACATGATGCTTTGGGACGCTGACGAATGGCAGGTCGACTACTGCCTGGTCAACACCCCGGACAAGCTGATCGGCTATGAGCCCCTGCCCATGCACATCGTGGACCACATCGCCGAGCACCACCGCGTCACCAGCTGGACCATCAAGCGCGACCTTGCCAAGGAAGCACTGATCCAGCAGCGCCTGGAAGCCGCGCAGGAATATTTCCGCCAGGCGCTGACCGAGTTCGACCAGACCCACTCCCACCACACCGACATGGCCGCTGCCTACCCGCAGGCCCAGGCCGCCGTCGCCCAGGCCATGGGCAACGCCGTGATCGCAGACCCATTTGCAGCATGAGGACACCATGAGCAACGAATTGACAACCACCGCCCTGGGCACCCCCAGCATCAACGACGCCGCCCTGGCGCTGTTCACGCCCTTGGAGGCCGATATGACGGCGCTGGCCGCCAAGTACCGCAACGTGGCCTACGACATGACCACCACCAAGGGCGCCAAGGCTGCGCGCGATGCGCGTCTGGAGCTGCGCGAGTCTGGCCGCTTCGCCATCCAGCGCCTGCGCGACCAGACCAAGGGGCAGCTGAACGACTGCAAGACAGTGATCGAAACTGAGGCTACCCGCCTGATCGCCATCGTGGAGCCCGCAGAGGTTGCGATCGACAAGCAGATCAAGGCCCATGAGCAGAAGCTGGCCGACGAGAAAGCTGCCAAGGAAAAGGCAGAGGCAGAGCGCGTGCAGAAACACACCGATGCCATCGCCACCATCGCCGGCTACTCGGACAAGGCGCGCGGCCTGGCGGTGGAGCGCATCGAGGCGGGCATTGCCTACGTGCGGGGCATCGACGTGAGCGCTGCGGTGTTCGAGGAGTTCGCCGAGCGCGCCGCCGGCGAGAAGGCCGCAACCATCGCCCGCCTGGAGCAGCTGGCGGCCGACCGCCGCTCTGCTGACGCGGCCGAAGCCCAGCGGCAGGAAAACGAGCGCGTAGCGGCCGAACTGGCCGCGCAGCAGCGCAAGCTGGACGAGCAGGCCGCCGAGCTGGCCCGCCAGCGTGAGGCCCTGGCGCCCGCGCCGCCAGCGGCACCAGTAGCGGCACCTGCGCCGGCGCCCGCCGCCGCCGCCGCGCGCCCAGTACCTGGCGCCATGCCGCAACCTGCCGCGCACGCCGCCGCTGCCGCGCCGGCCGCCGAGGTGGATCCAGATGCGCGCGTATCCCTCGGTCACATCAAGACCCTGATCGCGCCGCTGAGCATCGACGCCGCCGGCCTGGAGCAGCTGGGTTTTCCTCATGTGGCCACGGACAAGTCAAAGCGCCTATATCGCGCCTGTGATCTGCCGGCCATTCGCGATGCGATGGTCAGACATTTAGTGGCGATCAGTACTTCCAAAGAGAAATTAGACCCCTCTAACCTGTAGCCAGGGCGATGACTGCAGCGATCGCCGCGACAACAAAAGCACCTACGGCTAGGAAAGGACCAATACGCACAAGGATTGCGATGCGTCTCTGGTGGGCAATCCATTTCTGTATCGCTTTGCGATTGGGAGTGTCAAAAGCTCCACTGTCCAAATAAGTTTGAACGTATCGCAGCCCCTTCCTTGCAGCCACCTTGGTTAAGGCTTTTTCAAGCCTTGGATCTAGACCTTTTCGCGCATTCATGCTTCTCGAAAATTGCCTTGAAGCTGCGCATTTTAGCCACTTCGAAAAAGTGCATTTGACTTATCAAATAGCTGCCCATATGCAGCATCTTCACTCCTATGTTTAAGAATCTCATCATCTACCGCATATCCGAAACTTGGCACCCCGACTTGGTGCAACTCGACCAGGCGCTGGCCAAGCAGCAGTTTGAGGTGTGCGGCGCCACGCAAGAGCAGTCCACCGGCTGGGTGACGCCACGCGGCGAAGAGCACGGCGCCATGGTGGAATCCGTGGGCAGCCACTGGATCCTCCGGCTGATGAGCGAGAGCAAGATGCTGCCCGCCAGCGTGCTCAACCGCAAGATCGATGAGAAGGTGGCACACATCGAGGTTACCGAAGGCCGCAAGCCAGGCCGGAAGGAGCGCCAAGACCTGAAGGAAGAGTGCAAGCTGGAACTGCTGCCCATGGCCTTCACCAAGCAGGCGGGCACCTGGGTATGGATTGACCCTGCCGCGCGCGTGCTGGTGATCGACGCCAGCGCGCAGGGCCGGGCCGACACAGTGGTGACCATGCTGATGGAGGCCTCGCCCGGTTTTGCCGTGGCGCTGATCGACACACAGAACAGCCCTCAAGGTGCGATGGCCGCCTGGCTGCACAGCTACGACGCGCCGGCGGGCTTCAGCATCGACCAGGAGTGCGAGCTCAAGGGCACCGACGAAGCGAAAGCGGTCGTGCGCTACGGCCGCCATCCACTGGGCATTGACGAGGTCCGCGAGCACATCGACCAGGGCAAGCTGCCCACCAAGCTGGCCTTGACCTGGGATGACCGGGTGAGCTTTGTGCTCACCGAAGGCCTGCAGCTCAAAAAGGTGGAACTGTTGGGCGTGGTGTTGGAGGACAAGCCCGACGAAAACGGCTTCGATGCTGATGTGGCAATCGCCACCGGCGAGCTGTCGAAGCTGATCCCCGATCTGATCGATGCGCTGGGCGGCGAATGCCGCGCCGAGCTGGGCACCATGCCCCAGGCAAGCGCCCTGGCCCCCGCTGGCTCAGGCGACGGCTCGGAGGACCCGATGTTCGAGCAGGCCGTGGAACTTGTGCGCGCAGAGAACAAGGGCAGCATTTCCTTGGTGCAGCGCCGCCTCCAAGTTGGCTACAACCGCGCGGCCAGCCTGCTGGAGGCAATGGAGCACCAGGGCATCGTCTCCAAGATTGATAGCTCTGGGGCACGAAAGGTACACAAATGAACCAAGCAAACTGGTGGGGCCGCTGATCGTGGGCTCCAATGTGAACCGATGGTCTGAGATTGAGCTGAATGCACTACGGCGCCTCTATCCAGATCACGAGACGAAGGAAATCGCCAAGCTTCTGCAACGGACATTCTTCGCTACTGAGAGAAAAGCCCGCGCTATTGGTCTTCACAAAGACTCCAACTGGACAGCGTGGAGAGTGGAAGACAACGAGCAATTGAGGCGACTGTATCCCCTCCTTCCACTTCATGAAATTGCTGCTGCCATGGGGCGCACTACCACGTCAGTATTCCGGCGCTCTAAAAGGCTTGAGTTGGATGCCATTGCTTGGCAGTCCGTTCATGGCCCGTTACCTGATGACCATGTGCTGGTGGTGCTGAATTGGAATCTGCCGCGCACCCCAGAAAACATGATTGCGGTAAGAAAGGATGAACGATGGAGCGCGAACGCAATAAGGCACAAATCGCCAGAGCACCGAGAGCTGCTGGTGCTAAAGCGCCAAATAGAGCGCGAAGCGCAAAAGCAAAAGCCGAAATGATGGCCACACTACGCGCGATCCGCGCAGGAAAGATACCGCCCGAGCGCATCCCGGCGATTTTGGGCACGGTTTCCACAATCGTTGAGTCATTCACCTTGGACTATCTGGACGATACAAAACATGAACATCAGCAAAAACACCGGTGAGCACCTCCGTCAAATGCTCTTCAAGCAGCTCGAAGCGCTGACGGATCCCAAACAGGACATCGACCTCAAGCGCGCTGAAATCGCCAATAACACTGCACAGGTCATCATCAACAGCGCCAAGGTTGAAGTGGACTATGTGAAGGCCATCGACGGCGCTATCACGCTGCCCTACGTTGAAGGCCAGAACGGTGTCACCGAGCGGCCCTACCGTCCCGCTGTGCCAGCGGCCGAGCCAGCGCCGCAACTCACAGAGCCAGAGCCAGAGCCGCGAACGCCTGAAGAGCGCGAGCAGGCGCTATTGAACTCGGGCCCACGGCCAGGCCACCCCTGGCACGGCCTCGGAAGCCGCAAGCACCTCATTAAAGGATAGGCATGAACCACGACACCCGCCATTCAGCGGCGCCGCTGATCCTCAACGGTCACCAGCTGCTGGACGCACTCAACGCCATTGCTCCCGAACGGACAGAGAAGCAGCTGAATGACCGGGTGTGCATCGGCCTAGAACCAACCTTTGCCAACATCGCACCAGGTGTGCCCGCCCTCCACTGCTGGCTGGCCGACTATCCGGATAGCGGCAGCATCTTGCTGCACCAGGCCATTCCGGAAGGCGGCAAAGCGCCCTGCGACGTGGTGGGCATCGCCCTGCGGCTGATCGCCGCCGCGCGCTGGGTGGGCCAGCATGCGCACGCCAGGAAGCAGCCTGATGCGCGCGCGCTGGCCAAGGCCATCCTGAAGCTCACCAGCCCGATCATCGAAGAGTACGCCGTCAACCGGGGCGGCCCGCCGGGCGACTCCGCTCTGGTGACAGTGCCCGCAGAAGCGGGCATTTTCTTTTCTGAGGCCGAAATCAATGAAGTGCTTGCCGCTGGGCCATCAGGCCTGGTCCACCACAAACGGCGCTCGGCAGACGAGATTGCCCAGGACACAGCTGACCAGGTCCACGTCACCAATGCCCAGGACGCCCAGCGCCTGCGCGCGTTTGCAGAGGCGGCGCACTTTAACGACGAAACATTCCAGCGGGCCATGGACGCCTTTGGTGGCCGTGGCCAGCACTACGAGTCGGCGCTCGACCACCTGCGCGCCGTGCTCGATTCCGCAATAGAAGCAACCCGTGAACTGGAAGAAACATGACCAGCCACAATCCAAACCCCGACCAGTCACAACCGAGCAGTGACCTCCCCGCCGCTGGTGCATCAGCGCTCAAGGTGTATCTGGACACCTGCGAGAAGAATGCCATCGTGCCCAATGTGGGAGGTGCGTGGGCCAGAGCGTTCTGTGCCGGTGCCGACTATGCGGCCCGGGCGGTGGCCACCCAAGCAGGCCCGGCTACCTGGGACTTGATCGAACAGCTGGTGCAGCTGGAGTGCAGCAAAGAGCGGCTGCTCATGGAATACATGGGCAAGGCTATGCCGGCCGATGTGTACCTGCGCTTTCAGAAGCTGCGCGACGATCGTATTCCGACATTGCAAGCGCAGTTGCGCGCGGCACTGGCCGGCGCAGAGGCTATTTGCGAATCTGTGCACACTGTCGATTTACGCACTTCGCCGTCTCCCTATACCAACCTACCGCAATGATGGAGGGAGCAGTGATGCACAATCACCGTACACCTTTAGAACAAGACACCAATGAGCTTGAGATATATCCGGCGTTACTTCGAAGTGCCGGCGCACCGAGGAACACGAGTGGAATTCACTGGCGACAAATCTTTGAAGCTTGGAACAATCAGTGGGTCGGAGGGAATGAACCTTCGCATCCTCATGGATGGAGAAGCATTCACAGGCATCTACCACCCAACTCAAAACCTGCGCTACCTTGTTCAGGCGCAGTCATCAGAAGAAGCCAGCTGAAGTTATTCGGTCTACAGCCGGTCAAGGCCTTCAACCGCTTTCGTGAAGAGGGTCAGCGCAGCTTCGCCATCAATAGTGGCCATCAGCTCTATGTCCAGCTCTTCAAGGCTGACATCGCTGTAACCCATGGACCATGTGCCGTAACGGCGTTCTTTCAAGTCATTCCCGGCGTTCAAAGCCAGGAAAGCAGTGTGACGCTTGTCTTTGGAAAGATTTTCAGTCAGTGCAGCCACTGCCTCAGCCGGACCCTCGATGTACTGGGTGAACCTCTCACCATCAAACATCATCACGCCCGTGATAGATCGTGAAGGGTTCTGCTCTCTGGCGATCTTCACAAGAGTACCAACTCCAGAAGGCGGATAGTCAGGTGCCAGCCGACTCGAATAGAGGAAATAGCTCAACAGAGCAGACACGGCTGACCCTTTCAAAAATTTTGGCTACGACTTTACCTTTTTCCAAATATCTTTGCTATTTATCAGCAAATCCCCCAAGGAAGCACCATGACGATCCTGCACCTTCCGCTCAAGCGCGAATACTTCGAGGCAATCCGCGACGGCACGAAGCCCGAAGAGTTTCGACTGTGCACGCCGCATTGGGCCAAGCGCCTGCAGGGACGCAAGTATGACCAGATCATCCTCACCTTGGGCTACCCCAGCCGAGACGACACCGCCCGGCGCCTGGTGCGTCCCTGGCGCGGATACACCATCAAAACCATCACCCACCCGCACTTTGGCTCCGATCCTGTGCAGGTTTACGCCATCGATGTGAGGGCACCATGACCACCAAACACGCCCGCAAATGGGGAGACGAACGAGCACCATTCCGCGAACAAGACGAACCCGAGCCCCGCAACTGCGGGGTCTTTTTTTGCATGGAGGATCTTCAATGAACACGGCATTTCTGCTCATGGCTCAGTACAACGCCATGGCGGTGATTCCGCTCGATCAGGTGGTCAAGGACTACTTCCCGCATTTGGGAACGCAAAAGTTCTTGCGCAAGATCGCGACGGGCGAAATTCGCCTTCCCCTCACCCGCATCGAGCCCAACTCGCAAAAGGGGGCCAAAGGGGTCCATCTCACAGATTTGGCCACCTACATTGACGCTCAACGCGCAGCCGGCGTTAAGGAATCGAAGCAACTAAATGGCGAACGGGTGCAACAATAA